TAAATTAGGTTGTTCCGGTATGCAGTTCCACTGCCTCACGAAGGGGGCCTCAAGGAAGTCCGTCGTCGCACCGGATCCACCGTGAGCATGTTTGAAGATGCCTTGGTAGCCACCCGACCCGCCGAGGGACGCAATGAACTCAACTTCCGTGCCGAACCGCGAGTCCACCTTCGCACCCGGGATGGACGGGGGAACGTACCGGGTGATCCCGCCGTTCTTGAGCTTGCCCGCGTAGAAGGTCCCGCTGTTGCAGTACGTGGACGTGTAGATTTCACACGGCCGGGAGGCAAACCGATACCGGAACGACTCCCAACCCGCGTCCACTTCCAAGGCTCGGCCCTGCCGGTCGTACCGGAAGCGTCCGGGCTGGTCCGCGACAGCAGCGTTGTACGTGTCGAGGTTGTCGATGAAACCGATGAGAACACCGGTAGTCGTGATTCCACAGTCCAGCTTCTTGCCCGGGAACGACTCGTAGAACTTGGCGAAGTGCCGGTTCAGAGTGCTCTCGGTCAGGGCCGCACTGATCGCCGACGGGACGTAGCTCTTGAACTGCGAGTTGTCGTTGATCGTGATGCCGAAGAAGTTTCCACCGGCTTCCGCAATCCACGACTCCAGGGAGTTGGGAGCCACACCGACGGAGTCCTTGATGACGAGGATGTCATTGTCGCCGCCGGCTCCGGAGAAGGTGATGCCCCCACCGAGGACCGTAGCGACCTGGAAGACCCCCCCGTCCACCCGACGGAGCGTGATCGTGTCCGTCAGGGGGTCCACGTTGTCCACAGCCACATAGAAGTTGGTGTTTCGTTTCGTTGTGCCAGCCGAGTTGTAGATGTCCAGGAGCATTCCCCCCCGGAACCTGTGGACTCGACCACTTGCATTGGTCCCAGACAGGTCTACGTCGATCGCGGCTGTGTCGCCACTCTTGTTCGCACAGTTCGCCGACGTGTCGCCAAGGTCGCCCAGGGCGAAGTTGGTGGTATCCGTGCTGTAGAAGACAGCCGCCTCTTGCTGGGCCAGGAGATCGCCGACGCCCTTGAGGTTCTGAGCGACCACAGAGCCGATGCTCGCCGTCAGGCGGTCAGCTCGGAGGATCTGGTGAGGAAGGTAGAAGTTGCCGCGGTGCTCCACAAGCTGAATCGTGGTCTGGATGAAGGCCGGAGCCGTCACCTCGTCCACAGCCTGGAAGGACTGAGGCGTGTCGTACATGGTGAAGTTGTTCGTCCCAGCAACGACGTTACCGCCGACCGGGGACGTAAACTTCGCACCACCAGCCAGGCCAGCAACCCACGTCTTCAGGACATTCCATCCCTTACCGATGCCACGGTTCCGGACCACGTTGGTCGAGGACCGGGCGAACATCGGATAGATGGGATCGAGAGCCCACAAGGACTCAGAGATGACAGGTTGAATCTTGGCTTCGAGGGTGAGCTGAATGCTATCAGAAATAGTTGCCACTGCGTCACTCCACAAAGAAGGTGCCGACTACCCACCCGGGTAGAGCGGCCGATACATTCCTCCTCCATGTCATGTGGTGTGACGTTGACAGGCCACACCTACCTATCCCGCGAGAACCTCTCCTCGATCATTTACCCTGCCGACCCTTTGAACATGTTGTACGCCAGCTCCTGGCTGATACTCTCTTCAAAGCCCGGCTCGGTAGATGGTACGTGGGCAGGTCGTTTGCGAGGGTAGATGTCTGCTTCACCCTGGCCACCCGGAGCTGGCCCTAGGCCGAGCTGTGGAGTGGTTCGGTTGGAGGTACCAAGAGCTTCGACGGTACTTCTCACTTCTGGAAGTACCTCCCGAAGGATTCGGGCCCCGTCACCAAACTTGCCATCTGAAGCATCGAGTCGCCCTCTGACTTTCTCGTCTATCATGCTACGAATTGCCTCTTGGCCATTCGTATCCATGGCCTTCATATAGTAGGACAAAACATCGTCGGAGTCAAGTCCTTTCTGGATAATTTTGTCAACCCGTGCCTGCTCCACGTCCACCACCACCGTCTGGAGTGTCTCGTCGAGGTCGCCAAACTTCGTCCGACCCCGTCCTTCCAGTAGAGCTGTAGTTCTGGTCAGTGCCGCTTCAAGAGCTGCGATCCGTTGCTCCATGGGGGTGCCTCCTTGGGCCGGGTTGGGGGGATTGGCGTACTGGGAAACCACACCCGCACCCGTTTCATCGGGAGAGAGTTGGTCGCCGTCGGCCTCGAACACCAGGGCCGCGGCTTCCTCGACCTCGTCACCGGACATGCCCATGGCCGCCCCCGCACGTCGGAAGGCGGAGATGTCGCCGGTCTCGGCAAGGAGGTCCATGTCGGCCTTGAACGAGATGGCCTGGTCGGCTTCCTTGGACTTGGCGGCCGCGTCTTGGAAGCGGCTGTCGGAGGACGCCCCCCGCTGAGCCATGTTGACCAGGTCCTGGTGAGATACCAGCTTCTCCTCACCGTCTACGACGAGCCTCGTCACCTGCTGCTCGTAGGGGTGCGGGGCGGTGTTGATCTGGGGCGGGACCGCGGACGCCGGGATGTTGATGACGGGCGGACCTTCCGAGTCGTTTTGGATGGGGTACTGGGACGTCGTCGCTGGGTCGTTCGGCATTTCTCTTTCTCCTTGAGGACCATTGGGGCCACCTTCTCGATGGTCCACGATCTGTTGTACTTGTCAGGAAGGAAACCCTGCTCGTTGGCAAGGTGGATTGCGTACGGATGATGATTAGGTCGTCGCCAGTGTCGGCCACACAGGATACAACACCAACACCGGTCCCCAGGCAAAGGGACCCCCCCGGCCTCGAACATGTCATCCCAGCATGTGTGATGCTTGCGGTGGAGGGCGATGCACACCAGGTAATCCAGCCTCCTTATCACCCTCCGACACAACTTGCGAACCGGACCGACTATCCTCTGTACATGAATCGACGCGGACTTTCGTCGTATCTGTCGCAGGGTCGGGTACTTCATTACTGTAGTCCTCCTACGCCCGGGGCAACGCCCGGCGGTATGCCCATCTGTGGGATGGCCGGCCGCTCCATTGCGGCCTGGGCTTGTGCTGCTATTTCGTCTGGTGGGCCGAGCCCAACCGGGAAGTTGCGTCCTGCCAGGATCTCTAGCATGACCTTCCATTCCTCGAACCGTGCCCGTACCTCCTGGCTGGACAAGGCGAACTCGATCTTGTTCATAAAGCGTTGGACTGCCATCAGCTGGATGTCCGCGTTCTGTGTGTGCTCACCGACCACCAGTGGGCCAGGGGTCTTGCCGTCTCGGAACGTAACGATGATCTGCCAGGTGACCTTACGCCACGTCTCCCAGATTTCCTTGTCCGCACCCGGGAAGTCTAGGTTCTCCTCCAGAGCAGCGATCCAGAACCGAGTAGGGTCGATGAGCTGCTTGTCATACAGCTCCTTCAGCTCTGCCTTCCGGACGTCTCGGTCTCGGGGGGTGCGGTCTTTGATGTTGACGTCAACTTCCCAGGGGTGAGGTATGGGGTTGTTCGACAACTCCATGAGCCCTGTTTTAGGATCAATAACGACACCAGCAATGGCGTCGTCGATCGTGGCCAGCTCAATAGTGTCCCCGGGGCCCAGGCGGTCCTTCGCCACTTGAAGTAGCCTGGCATACGTACCAGATAAGGCATCAGCCATTCCGTGAGTCGGAAGACCCAACGCGATGTTGCCTGTATTGAACAGAAAGCCGAGCCCAGCCGCACTGTCAACTCTACCACTAGTCTCTCCTTGGTAGTAGGGGCCTTGGTTGGCCAGACGCTGCATCTGTGCGAGAGCGATCTCCGCAATCTTGGCGGGCATAGTACCGGTGTTGTGAGGGCCGAGCGTGAAGGGCTTCCCGCCGGGGTTCAGGGGGTCGGGATCAAACTTCTCGACTTTGGGGCGTTTGCCGGTTCGCCATCGCTTGAGGTCGATACCGGAGGCTCCCGGAATGAACAGAGTTCCGAATGTGTCCAGTTCCCTGATATTCTTGAACAGGGACTGGAACATCTTTTCGCACTGGTCGTTGAACGGGATCAGAGGATGGACAAAACCCCTTGCAAACATCCGACCAATGTCGGTATGTCTTGCAACATGGAGAGGACACACCACCTTAACGCCCTTCTTCTCGAAGTTCTCATCGAACACGATGACGTCGCCCACCTTGATAAGGTAGCGAGCAACGAACTCTTGTGAGTCGTCATAGACATAGACCTCCTCGAATTTGACGTAGGCACGGCCATCCTTCTTGGACATGCCCTTGCGATTGTCGTACTGGGTACCCAGCAGGTCCTCCCGGCGGACACCGAGGTGACTGCCGGAGTCGAAGCCCTGGGACGTGGTCTGGTCGTAGCTCTGCTGTCCCGGCGGGGTCGCCCCCCAGGGGATGTCCACGGCTCGCAGCCGCGTCCACGGGTCCTCCTTGATCTTGATCTTGTACACGGACATCATCTTGGCAATGACCCAGTCCATGGGGACCCAGCGAACCCGGGCGATGCCCATGAGGTTGTCGAGGCCGTCCACGTAGGCCGGGAAGCCGCGGAGCTGTCGTGCCGGCACCGCCTCGATGATGTCCGGCATGTCGGGATCGCCGGTTTCGTAATGGCTGATGCCGACGGTGCCGTACTTGAGGAACGGGATTATGATCTTGCGTTTGAACTTCTCCTTGGGCAGACGAGCTGAGAGGGACGCGAGGGCGGCATTGGCCACGGAGGCCTTCCTCAGGGAGTCCAGGGACTCGCCCATCTTCTGGGCGGTGGGGGTGATGTCCATCTTCATGTACCGACCGCACTCAGTCAGGTACTGTCGGACGATCTCCTCGAACCGCATCTCGATCTCGCCCTTGGCGTTCTCCCAGGCGATGCTCACATGTCCCGACCACCGATCCATCACCTTGAACTTGCGGATGCCGCCCATGTACGCATCTATTATCCGCCAGGTCACGAGGTGGGTGTTCATCTCGGTCTCACCCGGCTGTAGTTCTCTCTCCAGTGCATCTACAAGTTCATGCTCTTTGGTGGGCAGTTCGAGTCTCATCTACCTAGCCTCGCAATTCCATTGTATCGCAGCCCTCGGGAGGCCACTTGTCGTCTGCCTGCTCTGACCCCACCGCCCAGGCATCCGGATTGGAGAAGCTGTTGTCCGACCTGGTTCGGTGAGCAGCGGCCTCGACAGGCTTATCCTGATTCACCATCGCCATCTCGACCACCCGGTCCAACAGCTTCTGCACCTGGTTGTCGAGCTTCGTGTCGATACGTTTCGACGACTCCTGTACCTGCTGCAAGCGGTGCGAGAAGCCACCGTATGTCTCGATCAGGTCCCTGATGACGTTGGACATAGCGTCCAGCCGATCGTGTACCAAGGACATACAGACACCGATTTCCTCGCACCTCTTGTCGGCTGACTGGATGCCCTCGGTGAGTTCGGTGTAGATGTCTTTCATAGCTCCCACATCGGTAACAGCCCGATTAGGCGTAGTTGAGCCACTCGGGCTCTCTTTCAATCTCTTCGTCATTTGCATCCTCCCATTGTTTCTGACGCATCTCTTCGAGTACGTCGTCAGGTATCTCGCTCGCGTTGAGCCCAGACATCACACTGATGCCCGAGTCGTAGTGGAAGTCACCCGACTTCAGCATCTCGATCGGATCCTGAATCAGGTGCGAGTCGGGACCGGCCGGGGCTGCGTGCCCGTACAGGCCCTTGGCGTTGGACATAGCCAGCGTGTCAAGGGCGTCATCATGGGGCAGCAGCTTCAAGTCTTCCGTGAAGTTCTCGATCTGATACCACAGTGAGTTGTAGGGGTGTGATGTGGCCCGGTGCAGGGGCAGCTTCAAACGGTACTGCTTGAACCGCCAATGGAGCCCAGCTATTTTGTCGGTCTTCTTGTACGCCGACGGGAACTTTACCTCCAGCACGCGGGGAGGAACCTCTCCCTTGCCGTACATGGCAGGCAGGTCGTGGCCCAGTCGCTTAGCCAACTCCATCTGCACCGGGTATGCTTCTACTGCGACGATTGGAACTTGCCACTTGATGGCCATAAGATACGCACGTCGGATCACCTCCTCCGTTGGTTTCTTGTCCAGCCACAGGTCCAGGGACCACAGCGTGTCCCGGTACTCCGTCGAGTTCTCAATGCCCATTACGTGGATGCACGAGAAGTCCGCGTGTTCCGAAATCGTAGGTGCCCAGTCGATTGTAATGAATCGTCGCATGTCACTGACGGCTGGACCGAAGGCCCGCTTACAAGGGTGAGGGACCGGAGAGGCTTCCGCCAGGGAGTTGTCCCAGCCAGAGAGCTGATGGGATACCATGGTAGCCTGAGAGTTAAGGGGATCAATGTCGAGGGCAGCATCGTGGTCGTCAATCCAATACGTGTTCAGTTCGGGATGAATGCGAAGGATCCGCTCCGACTCCGTGACCGGGTTGTTCTCGTACTGGGCGGCGAACGCGGCGTTCCCCATCCTCCGCTTCTGCACCACCTGCCACTCGCGTCCCATCTTCTCAGGCCACTCGTCCACGGTCTCACCCTCGTCGTTGACGAACGTGACCGCATGGAAGACCTTCTTCCAGTCCGAAATCCGCGGGTCCTTCGTATCGTGCATCCAGAAGATGAAGGTCCGTCGGGAGAGAAGTGTGCCAACCAGTCGTATCTTAACATCAAAGGAGTCGGCCATCGGGTAGATGGCATTGAAGAAGAAGTCCTTGAACCCGCCGATGTTCTCCGAGGGGGAGATCACGCGGGCGTCGTCCTTCTCCACATCGTCGAAGTATATCTCGTGGGGACGCTTACCCAGGACCGCTCCCATGATGGGCATCCCGGTAATCATGGCCCCATTCCTCAGCTTCAGGAGACTGTGATTCCACACTCCCTGGGTGTTCCGAGCGGGCTTGAGGACTCCGAAATCTTCGAGGATGCGTTCGTTGCCCTCAAGTTGGACCATGAAGTCATCGAATGTGGTCGTGAGGAAGTCCTGCTTGGCTAGGAATAAGACACTCTCCCAGTAGGGACGAGAGACGACCTTCCGGAGGATGTTCTCCTTGATGAGCGTGGACTTCGCGGCGGACCGAGGAGCAGCAGTCACCGACAGCTGGTTGTTCTCCCAGTGAAAAATCCATTTATAATGCATATCAGGACTACGTACCGTTCCATGTTTATAGAACGACCCTCTCCCCTCCGAGGCAGTGGGGTGAAGATAGTGCTGACGAAAGTACGCCCAACTGGCAACTTCCAAATCAGCCCTACCCTCCAGGGATACAGCGTTCACCCTAGACTGTCTCCGCCCCTCGTCCGTGAGGGTGGGGTAATCGTGAGGGAGCGGCCAGTAAATGTTCCCTTTCTTTTTAAAGACTACAGCCACTACACCTCCGTCATAGCAAAGGACAGAAAGCCGGCAATCACCGTGATGAAAGCCCCTGCGACGTGTGGAGCGACAAGATGGCCATTTTCCATGTTCAGTATCCGACCACACAAGGTAGAGATGAAGGACGGGTCCCTAACCATAGCATCGAACCGCTCCGTGAACGCCGCCTGTGTCGTCGCCGGCCAGGTGTTGAATGACAGATTTTTGTTACACGTCGTGCCCACGAAACGCTTGAAGAACTTGAGGGGGTCCTTGACCTGAATCCACTGGGTGGTTTGGGACACCAGGGTCTCCTGACGCTGAAGCTTCAACTGCTCCGCCTGGTCAACAACCAGGGGCTCCTCAACCACTGACACGCTGATTTCATCGGGAGAGAGTGCCTCCTCGGTCAGCTGGATTGGGTCCCGATCAACCCCATAAGGCCTCTCCTCGGTCAGCTGGATCTGGTCCTGTTCGTCAGATTTTGCCCTGGCTTCGGCTAACCGTTCTTGGACAATCCGCTCAATCCGGTCCGACTCAGTCTCCGTCGGTGTCGAGAGGTGCGGGAAGAAATCGGGCGTTGATACGGGGGAGACGGGCTGGGTTGTCAGTCGGGCCATCTCCGGGTCGGGGGGTACTGGTACTGGGATCAGCCTCGGGACTGGGACCGGCGGCGGCACGGGCAGCAGCGACGTCCGCACGGGCGGCACTACGGCGGGCCTCGCCTGGGGTGTAGGGGGTTGTCCGCCTTGGAGGTGTTGGAGAATGGCATTGATCCCCCCCTCCATCGTTTCGATCTTGCCCTCCAGGGCCACTACTCGTGACGCTTCGTCGATGTTCGACGGGAGTCCTTGCGATTCGTTCATCTTCTGTTCCTCCAATTGGGCTTGGGTCATTGTCGTCGGTTGGCGTAGGTTCCGTTTCAACTGAATGGGGTATGTCGGGCCGTTGGACTGCATGTACCGGAGCGAGTTGGTCATCCCCTGACTCGCCACATCCATCTCGTTCACCTGCTGGTTTCCCCCCGCATTCACGTACTGCGTGGTCCCCATTCCGGCTGGGTCCGGGACTTCCCGCAGGTGAAAGGCTTCCATCTGGTCCTGGTTCATTGGTTTCCTCTGGATCGACGTCGATCAGTTGTGTGGTTTGTGCCCCGGCTTCCAGTAGCTCCAAAGTTCCTAGTGTCCTCGCGGACCCATCTGCGATGAGTTGCAATCCCTCCGCGGTGAGCTTCTTCGTGGTTCCGTCTTCCTCCTTCAGGGCCTCCATGGATATGCGGCGGATGACGCCGGCAAGCGTGAGTGCTTTCTCCGCCTTGTCCTCCAGCATTTTGCAGGCTGCCATCCTCTCGCGGGCGGAACTGTTCGCGGCGTCTCTCGCTATGTCGGTTAGGATTGTGACCGCTTCGGTGTTGTCCCACCCGTTCTCCGCCAGGGCCTGACCGACGTTGACGGGATCGAACATCCCGATGATGCCCGAGAGAGGCCCCACGCCGTCAGGGTCCTGTCTCAGGATGGCGGTGTCTTTACCCATTTGGTTTCCGGCCCCGCCAGGTCCCGTGAGCCCCCTTGCCGGCACCCTTCCTAGTTCTCTTCCGGGATATTGTAGCGTCCTCACCGGCTGAAGTCAATACCTTTGCCAACTGGATCACACGCTCTCTGAGGGCTTCCTTGGTCAACGAGCCATATAGTACGCCGCTCAACTCCTGGTGCACTCTGACCAGTTCCGGTCTCTCTTTGATCTTTTTTGGCAAACCGAGTTCAAACATGGCACTCTCGAAGGCGTAGGTAAGCACATAGCGGGCCTCGGCGGTCATACCCGGAAAGTGGCACAAAGGGAGGCCGAACGTCGCACACAGGCTGCGTATGCCATCCTCAGAGGCACCCAGTGCTTCCCCGAGGATGTCGAGACGGGTGTAGTGAGCACCCGCCCCGAGCTTGATGAACGGCGGCGGCGGTCTGTCCGGTTTCACTTTCATTTTTCACCGTATCCCACCGTAGCGTAGTATCCGCCTCCGGCCCTTTACCCCCTTTACACTCTTATTTACTCAACAGTTCATATCGCTAGGATACCACGTATGCTACGCTACGAAACCGCGTTTAATCCCTGGGAACGTGGATTTGGACGCCGATGTAGCACGCTTGCTGCTCGCCGCGGGGCCCCAACTTCCTTTTCTTGACCCCCGGGAGCAGCCGGCGAAGGACCTTCCCCACCTCGGGTCCACTCAAAGGGTAAATGCACTGCTGACCACAGAAGGCCTGGTACTCCATCATAAACCTTTTGCAGGGCTCCTCCCAGGCATCGTTGGCCGTACACCTCTCCTCTACGAACTGGGTCAGGGAGCAGTTCTCGTGGCGGAGCGTGGCCTTGGCCGTGGTCATCGACTCGGCCTCCGTGAACCGACCCTGCTGCCTCAACCTCTTCAGGCCGGCCAGGGCCCAGTTGAGGATCCCGGGTAGCTCATTCCGCAGGGGCCAGTCGAGGTGCTCGGAGTGGAGGAGCTTGAGATCCACGTCGCCCTTGGGGATCACCTCGTTCATGGGCACCACCAGGAAGCGGGTCCACATGGCGTCCGAGACGTCATGGATCTTGGGGAACACGTTGGTACAGGCCATGATCTTGGCTGTCATCTTGGCCACATAGATCCTCTTGTACTTCTCGTCCACGGTCATGGAGTCCCCACCGGTGAACGACTTGATGACGCCCTCCGCCAGGTTCTTGATCCCCTTCGCGTCCCCGCAGAAGTTGACCAGCTTCCCGATGGTCAAGTACGCCGCGTACTTGCCCCCCATGTCCTCCAGGGCCACAGCACTCCTGTTCTCAGCCCCCACCAGGGCCTCAAGCACATTGGTCAAGGTGGACTTCCCGGTGCGGCCCTCCCCATACAGGACCAGCATGGACCGTAGGTCGGTATCCTTGGTCAGACAGTACCCGAACCACTCCTGCGTCAGGTCCCGGGTCTTCACATCGGGGATACTACGACGAAGGAACGTCTCGAATAGAGGACACCCCGCCCCCGGGTCGAAGTCGAAGTCGAGAACCACAGGGCTGAACCAGTTCGGCGTAGGATTGGTGAGGTTCCGCGTACAATTGTCCTTGACCACGTTGTCCAGGTCGAGGATGGTGTTCTTGCAGGCAAGCCAGTTGCAGGTGTCATCGTACTCACCTGCCTCCATGAAGCATGGCATGGGTACGAAGTCAGGGATGTTCACCTCTTGCAAGGCAGCCACCGCTGACAGCATCTCTGTGCAGTCACAGTTCCGACAGGGCTCACTCTCTTCCTTCAGCCACCGCTTGATGTTGCCGCGGAGGTCAGACTCGGTCACCACGTAGTAGCGGCCCAGGGACCACCCCCACCAGGTCTCCTTGTGGTACCTCAGGCGGGAAGGGGTTCCAAACCTATCCCGGTTGAACCGGTAGGCGAGTCCGAGGTAGTTGGTTCGTGACATTGCTCATTCCTTTCACGCCTGGCTAAGCAGGCTCGACAGAGAATGACGCAACGGTCCATGGCCTCTCGTAACTTGAACGTATCGTAATGTAGAGACTTCATTTTTGAGACAGGTACATCCGATGCTCCCGGGTCGGTGTACTTGAACACGAAACGTCGCGGCTCGTATGACTCTTCATCATACCACAGCCGCTCGAAACCTTCAAAGGTAGGATTGGCCAAACCCAGCTCACAGTCCTCACAACCCCTCTCCTCAACTCTTTCCTTCTTGAGGTCGTAGGCGGCTTGGTCGAGTTCGGCGTTCGTCAATCGTCCGTCCCCCATAGAATCTTGCGGATCTTAGTGAGAGCCGCTTTCCGATACTCTTCTTGTAGGCTCAGTGCCTTGGCTGCTACGATGAGAGCACTACGCATGTCCTCAGCAATCGGTAGCAGGTCGTCGTCATTGTTCAGCCAGTCGTTGATGTCGGTGGTGTCCCAGGGGTTCTTGAAGTCGTCCATTTTTGATCCTTCTCCGCGAAATGCTAGGCGGGCGGGTCTCGGAAGTCAACCCCAAACTCGAAATGTTCGCCCCACGCGGTCGGCGTAAAAACGTACCACGACGTTATACCCGGGATTTCCGTTTCGCCTTCCGCCGCATCGCCTCCTGGCTCGGCGTGTGGGCAGACCGGGCCCTCTTCCTCCCCGCTGCCGCCCTCGCCCACCTCTTCCGGGATTCCGGGCTCGTCGAGAGACCTCCCATCGGGTCCGACAGGGTCGAGTCTATGTTGTCCGTGATCGACTGGTTGTGCGGCATGGCTACTTCCTTGGTCGGATGTGCTCTTCATAGGCTTCACGGGAGACGCCGCCCTTCTTACCACTCCCTCGTGCCGCGGCTTCTTTGGCCCGTCTGCCCCCTTTCTTTGCCGCCGCAAGCACCTGCCTCAGCGGCCCCTTAGCCTTAACGAGTGCCGCAACCGACCTGGTACCTACACTCGCCTCAGGTGCCTTATTACCCTTCGAGTAGTCCACCGGCTTGAAGGCCTTCTTCGGCTTCAGCATCTTCTCATACTTGTGGAGGCGGTTCATCTTGCTGTGAAACGTCTTGGACCCGGACTTCCCGGCCTTGTTCAGGGCTCCTAGCTCCGACTTGAGCGAGGCGACCCTCTTCGTCAACATCGCGTCCCGGGATGGGGGTTCTTTACGGGCTGCCATTAGTGCTTCTCCGTCTTCCCGTGTTCCTTCTTGTGGTACTGGGACTTCTGGGCAGAGGCTGCCTGACTCACCGTCGTGGTGGCCTTCTTGGCCCGTGCCCGCTTCCTCTTGTCCTTGTACGTCTGGTAGGCCGAGTCGATCGAGGCTCCGGCCGACGCTCCCGCCAGGGCCCCCTTGGCGATCCTACCAGCCTTCCCCCGTCCCGTCATCGCGGCAGACGCCGTGGCCAGACCTTTCGCCAGGTCCGAGCTGAACTCCGCCTTCGCAGACGTGCCGGCCGGCTTCTCCCCTCGCGGGGGTGGACCAACGTCACCCTTCTTGGGAGCAGCCTTCTTGGGTAGCTTCCCGGTAAAATCGACATTCCCGCTTAATCGGGAGAGGGTGCGTTTCTTCTTGGCTCGTCGCGTGTAGGATGGTACGTGTGGCATATTCGCTCTCTCCCGATTTACCCTTGCGGGTGTGGTTCTTTAGGTTCGTTGAAGGGCTTAAGGGCCTCAACTAGTTGGAAGTAGGCGTCACATTGTTTGCATCCCAAGCTGTTTCCTCGGCACCACTCACATCCATGATCTCCGCTATTCTCCACAGCAAACTTGGCCGCGTCTACTAATTTTTGTGTGTCTCTGGTCATGGTATCTCCTAGTACATGGCCGCGAAGTTTTGGTGGGCTTGAGCCATGGCGATCAGGGCTCGCTGCTTGTTGTTCATGGACTGGTTGATGGCGTTCTTGACCCGCTGGAGTTTGCGTCGCTTGGGGCGAACCCCTCCGAACTCGGCGGAGGTCTCAGCCCGGTCACGGGCCTTCTTGTCTTCGTTGTCGGCCATGGCGGACGTGGCACCGCCTGCGATGGCTCCGATCATGGTTCCGAACGGCATGGGGAGTCTTCCTTTACTTTGCTTGTGAGGCACGTTACCCGAAACGGGCCTAGCCAGTAGTCACGTGCGTGGACGGTACTATAGCTGGTGTTGATTACCTCATGCCGGAACCTCACTTTCCAGTACAGGGGTAAGACCTGAAACGTGAGAGGTCTCACGCCGAAGGACACCGATCGGCAGATGTCGTGGATGTCTCTGTGTACTGCAACTAGCTTCATTCTGTTCCTCCTAGGTTGGGATGATGCCTGTTTGGTTGAAGGCTGTCTGTTGGGCCTGCAAGAGCCGTTGGTTGTTTCGGCCCTGGATCAGCTTCTCAGCGAGCATCCCCAGGACCGACCCACGGCCGCTCGGAGCGGCTGGCCCACTATCTGCCGGGGCCGGGGTGGTCTCCAGGGTCTCGGTAGTTTTTCCGCCGTAGTTGAGTCTCATGTGATGGGCTTCTTCGGGAAGGGGTTGGGTATGTGGTCTACTGGCTTCTTGCGAGTCTGTTGGAGCATCCACTGCTGGTACTGGTGCATGGCCTGTATGACCGTCTCACCGATCACTCGTCTCATTTCTTTCTCAGAGGCGGGATGCCATCCGGATCCCAGGGGTTGGTTGGGACTCTGGCACCCACCGCAGGCGGCACCGCCGCCGAGGATGATGAGTAGGGTTGCAATGAGGTTACGCACGGGTCTTGACCTTTCTGTGGGGGGGTGCATGGAGCAACTTCGCGGGTTCCTGGGTTCCTGCTTTGGCGGCCCAGGAGGCATACCGTCGGACCGATCGGTACCAGACCCAGGCCCGGATCCGGCTCATCCCGTCTTCTAGGAGGATCGACCGGAATACTTGGTCGGCCTGCCTTCGGTTTGCCACACTGTGCATCCGGTCTCGGAGGAGTTGGTACAGGGCGTCGTGTACGAGGGCCCCTCTCATGCTGTTTGGGGTGTCCCAGGTGGGTCCGCTGGGGCCGTCCCAGCAGTAGCCTTTACGTATGGACAGGGTGCCCTCGTTGTCCAGGTGGAGGAGAGGGGTTCCTTGCGGGGGCCAGCGGGGGGAGAGGGTCGGGAGCTTGACCTCGTAGTCCTCCATCAACTGGTATTTGTACCGTTTCAGGCTACGGTAACAGGCTCTCTTCATCGGAGTTTTTCTCTCGGGGACGAGTCGTGTCATCCTTGGTCTCGTCTGAGCCCAGCCGGCCCACCCGAATTACGGCCGAGGTCGCACTTAGGATCCCGAGGACCATTGGCATGTAGGCACAGCCGGTTGCCGCCAGGGCGAAGGGCAAGGCCAAAATTAGCTTTGCCGTCCGTGAGGTCATCCTGCTGCCCTTGTCGTTTCATCGTTCACGTTCTGGATAGGACCGGTCAAGGTCATGTGGGGGGCTTGCCACTCATAGGGTTGCCACTCATAGTGCTGCGGGTAGTCGTTCCGGCCGGGGGTGTGGCCGCAGGTGGGGCATCGGCCGCAGGTGGGGCACGTCGTCGGGTGGATGTCAGTCGGTGTTGGGTGCATATTGGGTCTCCTGGTGTATTATAGCCAGGGGGGGGTCAGAAGTCGAGGAAAATTTGGTGTATACGGGAGGTTCTATTCCGCGGGGTTATCAGACTTCCCAGGGGGCCGAGGGGGGGCCGGTAATAGGGCCTCTTACATGGGCTTGAGCGTGGGTAGTTATCGGCTGGCGATGTGATCGGACGTCCACCCCACCCCTTAAAGCCCCACGTTATAGGACTAAGTGGAGTGTGGGCATCATTTGGTCCGGTAAGTGTAGCCTTTGGGCATCAAAACTGCCAATATGGCAGCCTATGATCACCAAAGGGGCCGATAATCCTGCCTCCAGGCCAAAGAGAAGACTGCCACAATGGCAGTCTATCCCCGTCCGATCACTAGTCTTCGGTCGCGTGGAGTGTAAGTGATCGGGTGGTGTCGCTCACGGACAGGATCATGTCGGTCGTCCAGTGATCCGGCCCCTCATTCGGATCAGCAACGAACACGTCAGCATCTTGGGGCACCCGAATGAGGCGAGTAATCAGATCGGCTACTGTCATAACTTTGACTCCCGGCCACCATCGGCCACTACATCCTACCATGTTCTCCACCTCGTGTCAAGGACCGATAACCCACCGCTCAGGCCAAAAGGAAGGGCCAACCCGATGGCCGGCCTATCCCCTTCCCCTTGCCTACTCCAACAGACTGATCGGCACCCGCACACTCAAGACCACTTCATCGTCGGCCACTGTGCCACTTGTCTTGAGGCTCACCTCGATGAGGTAGCTACCCGCGACGGCCGTGAACGGATTCGCCGTCCTCCCTCTCGCTAGCCAGCCCACAATAGCTGACGTCACACCCTCTCCCACATCCTTAGCGATACTTGATCCTTCACTCATTATCGTCTCCTACCTAAGCACCCGAGCCGAGTGTACTCTAGCCACCGACCCGAGAGCGTCTGCTATCGCTTCCATTGCGGTTCCGCAGTCTAGCCACGCTTGGAGCATTCGTGTTACCTGAGTCGCGTGTGACGTAGTGAGGTTGGCCCCACCTACTGTACTCACTTCCAGCACGATCACCATACCGGTCGTCTCAGCCATATCTCTTTCCTTCCTGTGTCTAAAGAGAGGGGCCAGCCCGATGGCCGACCCGTCCCTTCGCGGTCTCCCCCCGCTTGATCACTTGGTCGCCGCTTGGTCTCCTTTACGCCGAGTGATCTTGGAGGCGGCACATTCTTTGCAGAGGCGGATAAGTTGACCGTCGTCGGGCACCTCCGTCAACTCAAAGATGAAGTATTGGTCCCGGCCGTCCTCCAACACCTTCCCACACTTTCCGTCACATGCCCATTTCAGTTGCACGTCTGCTCCTTCCCGGCCAGGTTGTCTAGCCTCCTCAAGACATGTGCTACCGCAATCTCTACAGTGGTGTTTACGCCTAGTAGCCAACCATTCGCGGCACAATCGTTGACAGGCACCGCAATCAAGGCACACATGGTCAATCATAGCATCGCTCCTAGAACTCGTCGCCACTCCGATCGGTGGGCATGCATGCGAAGAACGCCATAAGTCCCATGATCCCCACGACCAACCAACCTAACAAGCCGCTAATCATCGCTCCCATCACTCACCGTCCTCTCTGTCATCGGGCCGTACCGGTAGACTTTGAGCAAAGTCGATAGCCTCCTGTTCGGTGGCGAAGGTGGCGAAGGGCTCGTCGGATACATCACAAATCACGTCGTTGCCTCTGCCGGTCTCGGAGTCATACTCCTCAACTGATACCCAAACTTGATACGCTAGCACTACTCGCCGTCCTTTCCGTCGTCCAGCCCCAAGGCTTCCCTCATAGCCTCACAAGCCTCCTCTATCCATCGGTCCATTGCGTGAATTTCCTCCATCGCCGTCATTCCTCGTACGTCACATAGCTCCATTGGTCCGCTCTCCCCCGGGGGGACGATTGGTCCCCCCCGTGCATCCTGTCATGCTATCGGCAGACCCATCGGGTCGCCTACAACCTCTGTCATCACCCCACCGCAAGCGGGACACCATGGCACGAACACCAACCCTAGCAGCCCGATCCAACACCGAGCTGCCGGGTCGTCGGTCCACACATGATGACAGTCGATACACTCTAGCATGTCCATCTTAGCTCGTCACGTTTAGGCTGACCTGAACCGACCCGATACCTTTGAATCCGCCGCTCGTGCCAACCAAATTCATTTTGCGGGCATTGCCGGTAGCATTCGGTGTTCCCCGCAGACACTCGGTACCGTCCGGATTGTGTGACATGCTCTTAGTGTCCACCCGGATGATCAGATCGTCACCCTCCAACCTCACGTCAAAGTTTTGAGGCCCGTACTTGTTTGCTTTCGTCTTGTCTGCCATGTCGTATTCCCTCGGTCGGCTACACTCGGTTGACCGGAACACCCGATCCGCCCGCTCGACGCCGCCGATTGCGTCTGCTTCAAGTATATCATCCGATCCGCCCGGGGTCAATCCGCTCGCAAAGTTTTTTTTCGGCCTGATAACCCACCTCTGGACCAATAAGAGAACAGGCCAGGCATCCGATAACACCTGGCCTGCCCCAGCGAGGAAAATACCTCTGTGGAAGCTCAAATTGGCGTTGCCGGCTCATCCACAACCAGCTCCTCAACCTCCCACGTGTCATCGCCCTCGGTAGGATTGTCAGCCGCAAACTTCTTGGCCAGCTCCTCGGTTGAGAAGACCCCGCAGGGATGTGAGTACCCGTCATAACCGCAGTCAACGTAGCAAACGTAGATTGTCATCGCTTCACCTTCCTCACATCGTTCCGACACCCACAGTCGTCAACCCTCTCCCGATGAGGCAGAGGCACCACTCTCTCCCGAGCAAGCCTTGCCCGAAGCCTCTCCCCCGCCTCGCGTGCCTGTCTCTTAAGCCACCAGTGTCGGTACGCGAAGCCTGATGTGGCCCACAAGATAACACCCAGTAACACTACTATCGAGACCTCAAACATCATCATCAGGACTCTCCATTTGTTGGTTAAAGTACCCTTTCATCCACGCGGGGCAGTCGTCGGAGGGGAATATCTCCACCTGCCCATCCTTGTCGAAAGCCATCTTGCCCCCGTGCATCAGGGCTGACGTCTCAATTAGTATGCTGAGGATTGGACACAGAGCATGGACATCATTGTCCAGCCGCAGGGCAAGACCAGCAGCACATCGAGGGATGAAATCATCAGACACGCCTGTCTTGATAGCCAGGGTCACCCCATACGTGGATCCGACAAGGAACAGTGATGTGGCTATCTCTGGGATGCCTAGCAGCACTGGCTTGCCGGACCGGCTCTGACCAATCTCGCATGTAATGAGGTTCCCATCATCCTCAGGACACCTCGCGTAGTTTAACTCAGTGTTCTCACTCATCATCTTCCCCTTCACAGTCGTGATCCTCCCAACACGATGCACACACCTCCGCGTCACACGAACCACACGAGCCATACCAGCACTCATCACAAATGGAGTCCCCGCAGTTCCCACATAGTTCAAGGCGTGCCTGACGCCGTGTACAACACTCACACTCGTATTCCACCGGAGAGGGATCCTCGTCCTCCTCATCCGCCAATTCGGCAGAGTCATTATTGACGGGGGGCACACCCTGGGCGTCAATACGATTCCCCAGGACATCAGTCTGATGGATCACCACTTTGGAGATGCTAGAGGGTGACAACCTCTCGTAGGAAACCACCCGAGCATACGTTGGGTCTGACCTCTGTTGCAGGATGACAGGGACTCGCCGTGACATCTCCAACAACAGGTCACTCACATGGTGGACATCCAGAGGCATGACCGTAGTGTGCACCAAGTCCAGTAAGTCCATGTAGTTCTGTAGCCAGCCCGAGTGGGGATGCCAGTTGGTCGGCCAGTAGGCGAGTGGACCCGGAAGGTCTGTGTTGAATGTGTTGCACACGCCCCCTATGATCTTACAGTTCATGCCCTCACTCCTGTTCCCGGTGCAGGGTCTGGAAAGTGGCCCATTGAACTGGTACATCTCGTGCGTGGCCCACTGAGGGATGATGGGTGGTATCCCGCGTTCAAGATTCCGAGACACCTTGTCTATCACCTGGTCAGGGAGCACCACAGTGCCAAGAAAAGGGAAGGCGGTCTCTAGGGTCCAGACGGATTGGACCTCTTGACGGATGCACGACAGGAACCGCTTGACATCCGGTACCGTGGCTGGGAGCATGGTACCTGGATACGCACCATCGACCAGTAGACACACGATGTCCCGGTAGTCGAGGCTGCGATCGCAGAGGATGCTCGCTGCCCTGTCATTGTACACATGCCGAAACAGATCCTCCATAAGGTCACCGAGTGGTATCTGGAGACGCCCAAGAAGTTCCCTAAAACGCCTACCCTTCGTCGTTTCGGCCTCGCTGTATCGTGCAGCCGTGATGGCCATCTTGTCGAGTCGGATGGAGGTGGATGGCTCCGGTCGTATGGGACAGTAGTTGAAGTAGACCTCCCCACCCGGAAACAAGTCTTCTATCATACTAGACGACCTGTTGAGCTTCATTGGGCAGAACCCAAACTGAGCCTCACCATCCCCAGCCGGCACCAGCCTCAGATACCCTAAAGGTGGATGACCATCATCTACACCCGAGTTGGTTTGGATGACCCAGCACCCCTCCTCATCCCGAGCGGCGAGGGTTGGACTAATCACTCCAAGCCACATGGCACCCAACATATCCTCCTCAGGCAGGGGCCAGTGGGGATCTTTGACTACCAACGTCCGTTCTTGGGGTTCCCTCACCGAGGCCAGGGCATCCAAGGCGATCTTGGACAGGGGTTCCTCAGGCATCAGTGGGTTATTTCCCGCAGTAGACAGCCATACACTGTTGGAGAGTACACGTCCCTCAGACATTAGAGTCCACCCCCCTTCAAGGTGAGAGTGTGTGTCTTCGGCAGGGCACACTTGTTATCCCGGCAGTGGGCTTCGAGAAGCTGATACTGCTCCGGGGTGAGGATGTAGATAGCACCGCCAGCCATCACGACGCTGAGGTCCCAGGCATCCTCGTACTTCACCTCAAGAGCCTCCGCTATTCCTAGACCCCGCAACCAGGTGGCACGCAAGGCAGCCTCATTGGTGGGGTCCTTTGTACCGGTCATCACCTGGGGCTTCATGGCCCGCATGGCCCTGACGTGCTTGGCACCCTTATACCGGCTCTTGCATGACTTAACCACAATCGGCTTGGGTCTAAGCAGCAGGTCCTGGCATGGTTTGTTCCCGCTGGTCGTGATATAGCACCCAAAGAGGTCTGAGTTGTCCGTAACAGCTCCGGACCCAACCTCGAAGGTTCGGCCTGCAATGGCCCCATGAATCGAGTACGTCCCATCCTTGCCGAAGATCAGGTGCAGCCCAGACTTCTCTGGGATGGCCCAATCATCAATGTCAGTCTGGCTGGGCGAGGAGCTGTTGCCTGGGTGAACATGGATGGTGCCGACCCAGGAACACTCCTCTTGGAACTCCCCCATCTCCGCATCGTCAGCCGTCCACTTGACCAGGCTGGTGGAGCCCTCTTGCAGGGGAACGTGGAATCGAAAGCCTGCACCATCCCGGCACCAGCCAATCAGCATGAGCACTTCTCGATCGTATTGGCTGAAGAACGACTTGTACAGATAGGCCAGTTCTTCCTCAGATGGGAACTTGGCCCAGTCGATCTTCTTGATGTAGACATCGGGCTCCTCCTTGGGGAGCTTGGCTGCGGCAAGACACTCGATGAGCCCATGCCGCTCCTCATACACCCGGTTGTCCAGGCCCACAATGGGCCAGGGGTCATTGGAGTGCAGGTCCACAGTGTCCAGGTCCCCCGCCATCTTCGGTTCTTGACCCCGTCCCTTGTACTGGACCTCCCTGTCCGTCAGGACGATCCCGGACTGTGCGTCCTCCTTCGCCCACGCCTTTATCATCTCGGCCACGGAGAATGTATCACATGTGGGTGTAATCATGCTACCACCCCCTCTCTACAAAAAGCCAGATTCGTCCACATACGGACTCCCCTCGTACGGTCAAACGACCAGTAGAACTCCGTCACCATGCCGGGACGGCTGTGACTAGTAGCCAGGTCCTCCAGACACATACCCACCAAGACCCCCGTGAGAGCATTGGCCCTAATGTTCTGGAGGTTACACGTTGGGCCAGTCGGCGATGGCTGACCCACATCAGGGTGGTGTTCTCTCCAATCATATACCGCCTCACCACCCAGCCAGATGCCAGGGTAGCACTGCCCCTTGTCGTGTTCACAGCCCGACACGATCATCACGCCGTCAGACACTCGACTCTCCAGCCAGTCCGCTACGTCCAGGCGAGCCTGGTCATTGTCCACGTTCACGATTGCCAGTACTGGACGCCCGTCCGTGGACTCCTCAAGCAGAGAGTCATCGGCTCGGAAGGTATCCACAATGCCCACGACTGCTCCTGGACGACGCCGGTCAACCAGGACCTCCTCCGCAGCACTGACCTTCGAGTTACCCGGGCACCAGCCAGGCCACTGCCGGTCAAAGTTCTCACTCTCGACAGCATCTGGGTCGATCAGGAAGGTCTTCTTGGGGTCGTAGCGTCTATGTAGCACAGACAGGTAGGCACTGGCCCCATAGAGTGTACCACCACAGCCCACAAACACCCACACGTACTCATCAAACGTCCTCAGCGAGAGCGTCATAGTCCACCTCCTCATCTGCCGCGATCAGCCCCTCGATCTCGCCCCCATCCTGATCGTACCCTGAGTACGGATCATCCGAGCCCGCCCCGACTGCGATCCCGGCCGGGTCCAGTTGCTCCTCTAACGCATCCAGTCGCTCATCCTGTCTCTCCAGGTGAGCGAAGATGCTGTTCAAGGTCTCCTCATTAAATGTCACTCGTGTTCTCCTTGCTGGGAAAAAGGATGAGGTAGAGCGAGCCGGGCTCACATGGTAGTCCACACAGGGCCGCCTATCCACACTCTCGCTACCGGTGCCCCACCCCATCCAGTTGCTCTGTCGTCCTGGTCTCTCAGTGCTCGCTAGGAGGGGAGCCTAGTTGCCCTGCTTGCCAGACGTCGGAACCTGCGACACTTGGTCCCCGTCATTGAGCGGAGTCGAGCCCGTCGCAGGACGACCATTGACCCGGGTACTGGCCACAGCGACGCCTCGCAGGTGGTCATCCTCAATCAGGGCAGATACACTCGATCCCTCAGGGACATTGGTCTCCACAGTCTCACCACCACGCTCAATACTGATCCTGATCATCGTCATCTGTCACTTCTCATTTCTACAACCGATAGGTTGTGTATGCGAGACCCGAGCCGAATCTTGTCTACGACATTCTCGGCTACGGCTGACAAGGCTCCGTGCGGCAGAACGAATACCACACCACGGTGCCAGAAAGCCAACTCTTGGCCATCCACCATGAGGTCCATACCCGAACTGTGCACTGTCCTGTCCTCGCTGACTCCTGTCCGTTGGGCGAGGAAACAATCCACCGCCACTCCTCGTCCTCTCCAGTGATCCAGTGCCGTCCCTGACATGGTCTACCCTTCCGTGCATTGCAATCCCCCTTTGGCCAAGACCAGAACTAACTCCCCGTCTATCCCCCAGTACCTTACCGGAGGCGGTTTGCTCGATGCGGCGGATTCTATGCGGCCCGTTCGCCGGCCGTCAAGTTTTTTGTAATTTTTTTTTGCGGGAGTTGAATACCAAAAAAGTAGGGATTAGTATTCAACCATCCAGGCAGGTCTTCATCGGGAGAGAGTTGCCCGGGCGTGGCGGAAATTAAGGTTGCCCGAGAACCTTGAGGGCGTGGCGGATGAACTTGGGGTTATCCCGGATGAACGCCGTGAGACCCTCCCCCAGAGTAACAACCAGGGTCTCCTCCTCATCCACATCGTAACCCGACAACATGGCGTGTAGGGCCTCGTGGATGAGCGTCTCTACTTCCCGGGAGGGAGCAAGCCTATTCAGAATCCGAATGTGGTTGGTACGCATACTCACGTCGGCCGAGTGGTCTTCACTCAAGACCGCCTCGTCAACATGCTCGATGGGATAGATGTGGCCCTTGATTCTGAGGCTCTTGGGAATCATCTCCTCCTCCTCCTTCCTGCTAGAGCTGGATGATTTGGTAGTACAGGTCAACCGCCGCTGTGTCTGCCTGCACGAACGGGGCAGTAGCCACCATCCGGAAGGCCATGTGCTCACCGGCCAGTAGACGGATGAACTCGGTCTCCCCCGTAGCCGCGTATACGGAGACGAAGTTTGCCGCGTCCAGGTTCTTCATGTAGCACCACCCCGGGTCAGTCAGGTCACCCATGTCCAGGGCTTCGGCGGCCGCAAACCCCACGGCCTGTACCGCCTTGATGATCCTAGTGCCTGTCTGGTCGAAGGTACTCGCGGCGTCACTCAGGGTCTCGCTCACAGAGCCATTGACGACCCCTACCGACGTGGTGACGGTGATCTCATTGGCCATCCGACTCTCTCCCGATTAAGCCCACTTCAATGGTTGTCACCTTTGTCTTGATGTCATCCAGGGTATGCCTCATCTCGTTGATGTCCACCCTTAGGAGCCGCAGGTGCTCCGTCGAGGTCTCCCGCACGTAGGACACCATCTCTGCCCGAGTGACTGAGTCTGGGATGAAGACCAGCCACAAGCCAGTCAAGGTAAGGAGTATACCAGCGAGACCGCAGAAGAGGTTGTGCTGTAGACCCTTGTCCGCCATTACGGAGCAAACCCGACGACCACCACATCTGAGAGGCCGTCATTGGCGTGCTGGGAGGCGAAGCTGACAGAGTGCACAGCTACCATCCCGCCCTCGCTGAGGTCGATAGTCTCGTTGATGTCGCTGAGGGTGTGGTGAGCGGCTGCCCCTGTCGAGAAGTCGTCCGAGACTGCCGTGACCCCCACTACCTCGGTATTCACCTTGACCAAAATCGGGGTCGTGGCTGCATTGATCGCCACGTTCGTACGGATCCAGCAGGGCCGCACCGGTGGGTCGAAGATGATGATCCGCGGAGCGGTCAGGTCGTTGTCTGTGCCACTTACAGCCGTTGTCCCCGAGGTCGGGGCTCCAGCTCGTACGCTACCTCTACCCATGATTCTCCTCCTTATTCGATCCGCTTGCTCATGGACATCCCGTAGACGCTGATCTTTGGGTCCGCCGCCCCGGAGGTATCCTCCAGGGTTGCTATAAACGGAAGCAGGGCGGCTGTACGGTTTCCCTGGAAAGTCTTAGGAGCTGCCTGAACCGGGACACCGTTGATGTAGCCAGTAAAATACTGCTGGGCGTCGAACTTGATGGCCAGGTGAATAGTGTCTCCCGCCAAGGCGGTAAAGAGACTCGCAACCGCCACGTCCGTGCCTCCACCAACATTGTACACGAAGTCTACGGCCCCATCGTCCTGGGCCCAGAAGCCTACGTAGTCATCGTCCGTGGTCAGATCGACCGTTGACGGAATCAGTCCCAGCCCGCACTTGAAGAAGCGGTCTGTAAGGGCGTCGTCCACTCGGAGATGACATTCCCATTCAATCTCTTGGTCTGTGTCCCAGTCGAATTCGGTCCAAGGACTGCCATTTGTCAGGGTGTTCGACTCCAGACATACGGCATTCACAGTGCTGGCGACAACCGCGTAGGTCTTTCCGCCTTCCACCTCCGCTGCCGACGTGGCGGACGTGATGTTCAGCCCACTCAACATCATGTCTCGATCCGCAATTCGGGCTACGGCATGAGTAGTGCTGCTGGTATCGGCAGCAATTCCCGCCTTACCTTGGAGGTGGTGCCAGACGAGGTTCATCCTCCAGCCACGGCCCAGGTGACGCTCGTCAGTGATGAAACACTTACTGGATGCTCTCATGTTTTCTTTCCTTTAGGAACCGCCACTCAGCAGCCGACCGATTCGCCACCCAAATACACGTAGGGGGAGGGTAGATGGGCTGCCATTCGTACCCAGTGACTGATACCCAATCATGGGAATGAGGTCTACCTCATTGGCGGCATAGGCTACACTGGTGAACTCCATCCCGTTGATGTAAGCATGAAGTATCTGATCCGGCGTACTCACGAGCATGAAGTGATAGTTCGTGCTGGCAACTACCGGCACCTCGCTATCTAGGGTAACTGGTCCTCCGTTGGCCACGTCCGACACGATTTGCCACGTAGTATCTGGGGTGTCCGACTCGAACTCAAACAGCATGAAGTCGTCTGGAGACGTCACACTCATAACCGCCGGGCTCGCGTCCAGTGTCAGGCCCATGACCATCGTCATCGTGGTTAGGGCTGAGGGCGTTTTGATGCTGCACTCGAATACCACCTCCCGGTCACTGCCCCACGTCAAGGTGTCCGGGTGCATCTGGTTGGCATTGGTATCCTCGTGGGGTACCAGGATCATCTGGTCGTTGTCCACGGCTCCAGTCAGAACATCAATACCACCCTCCACACTGTTTGATACCAGTGCCGAGGCCGCGTTGGTTCCTAGAAGGGTGACCAACGGGTCTGTGATATTCATGGTCGCCTCGGTGGCACTGTCGAAGTCGGCAGGGAGGCCTGGCTTACCGTTCTCTCCCGCGATCCAGTTCCACTCAATCCGATTAGTATCCAGCAGGAACGTGGGGTTCAACGGACCACACAAGGCTGGGCAGGTTTGGTTATGTCTAGCCATAGTTTCGTCCAATCTTCTGGTGATACCAGAATACCTCGTCGGTCGTCCCCGACAGGGATTGAAGCAACAGAACTGGATTCAGGTCCGCCGATGCTCCCGCAAAGTCGATCTCAGCCACAAGCACGTCGTCGATGAAGCAATGGGCACAACCGGCGTTATCAAAGTCGATAACGAAATGGTAGATACGGCCCGCCGCGACCGCCACACTCGTATCAGTGTCTGTAGCTGTCCCGCCGTCAACATTGGCCACAACTCCCCACGTCCGATCGCTGTCATCTGTGTTGAAGTTGAACACAATCAGGTCAGCGTCGTCCACGCCCGCATCCAGGTCGGCCTTGAGCCCGGCGAACAAGTGGATTCCCGTCAGAACGTCCGATAAAGGGGTTTTCAGCAGGCACTCCCACCGTGTCTCCCGGTCACTGCCCCAGGTCACGACATTCCACGGACTCTGGTTGGCGTCCTGGTGTGGAACCAGGATGACCTGGTCGTTGTCCGCCCCGTCCGTCTGGGCAGTTATTCCACCTGTAGCATTATGGAGTACGTCATCCGTACTCGCATTCGTACCTTGAATCTCAAAGTCCCGATCGCAGGTAACAGCCGTGGCCTCAGTCGTACTGATGATGTCGGCGTTGTCCGAAGGAATCCCCAGTTCGCCCGCGGCCCATACCAGCTCCAGCCGCCCTCGACGCCAGTCCCGGTGGATTCCAGCCGCGGCCGGGTATTCGAGCAATGGCTCTTGTTTTCTCATCAAATGACCCTCACACAATCTAGTTTCACCAGAAGTTCCCAGGTTGAACTCGTCGCATCCGACGGAAGCACACTGACACACGCCGCACTGAGGCTGCCATTCGCCGCAATGACCTCATTCCCCAAGGTGTTGGGTCGGATCCGCCGCACGTCTCCCTGCTTCATCTCCGTGCAGTTGACGCTGGCCACGGTATTTGTGCTGCCCGCCATGATGTTCACCGAGCACCGACCATCCCCCGCCTTCGTCCTGCCCCGGGCATCCTGGAGGCATTCGATTTCACCCCCAATGATTCGGAACTTAAATGGAGCGTCCGAGGAGGCGAAGGTGGCCGTTGAGGTTCCACTCGCTGTCTGGGCCGGACGCGACATCAAGGTGAATGGTTGTCCGTAGCCTGAGTTCCCCGCGGCGTCTTCCATTCCCCCGGGGGAGTGCAACATACTCTCCGGATCCTGGGTAACGATCCCGAAGACCCCGTCCGCCGTGAGGTTCACCTTGACGCCGGTTCTTCCAGTTTCATTCAGACTCATGTTTGCACCTGGGTAATTCGTTTTGGCATAACCACGTAGCATACCATGACGAGGACTTTCCCGCCCACTGTCCCAGCGTCCGTCCCTGCCGTAGTCAACGCGACTTCCAGCCCGTAGTTCGCGGGGATGCTCATAATCGTTTGGTCTTCGGCCTCCGAAGTCGTCGTATCGTGGGCGACGGGGATGCCCTTGGCCGCCAGGCTTGAGGTCGTAAGGAACTGACGGAAGACCCCAATCGCATCGTTGTCGGTCAGAGTGAGGTCACTGAAGGCCACCGGTGTTGCACCCTTTGTCCGCAGGCTGATAATCCCGGCGATGGTATCGTGGGCGATCGCCTCGGTTACGAGGGCCCCGGCCCACAAGACAAGAACACCCGTGTCCGAGGTGTCGTCCTGATGAATCAGCGTATGGTACTTCGCTAGGGTCTGGAGATCCCCCGCGTCCCCGTCAATCTCGATCATGGCGACCTTTGAGGGGACGGACATGCCTCGGTTGGCTACAGCCTGGGAGTTGGTCCGTGCTCGGAGCGAAGAGTGAACTGAAAAGTCTGAACCTGCCATTATTGAATCCTCATGCAAAGGATCTTGACCGAGAACTCTTCGCCTTCGCTGGCGTCACTCGTCAAGAATCGAAGAACCAGCTCGTCGCCGGAGTCCACAACGGCAGCCGCTTCGATGAGCGTGCTGGTGTCTGGAGTCATGCCAAACTGCATCAGCCCATTAGCGACGTTGGTGGTCATCTTGTCGCCGTCGGTCATCGCGGTCGCCGTGTCGAGGGCTCCCGCACTGTCGAGGGTGTAATGGACCGCGGTCAGCGTGCCGTCCTGGGCGTCCGTTCCTTGGGCATGGCCCCAGATGAGCAACACCCGGAACTTAAAGGGCGAGCCGTCGGTCCCGAACACCCGCATGTTGTAGGTGGCATCACCTGCGACAAGCTCGCCGGCACTGATTCCACAGTGGATCATAAAGGGCGTACCGAATTCCACGTTGATATCGCTGGTGGCGATGGCCCCCACAGTCGTAGGAATGACCGTGAGGGTCGTACCGTCTCGCTCCTGCACCTGCGACTCCGGAGGCTGCATTAGGAGGCCTGTTTGCCGCTCGCACGTTTGTGTAACGTCGCGTCCCGTAAGTCCACTTTCTTGCAGTCCCATTCGTCTTTCTCCTGGTTCGTTCCGTTCCTCAAAATGAGGAGGGAGGACTTCGACCTGCGAAGTTGCCTCCCCCACTCTCTCCCGATTTCATAGCCTCAGTGGATAATACACCGGTTACGGGCCGAAGTCAAGAAGCATTTTGGATTATCGGACGAACAAACTACAGATTTTTTCTTTATTTGCCGTTTGACTTCGCAAAAAAAGCCGCTAGGATAAAGGCGTCGCGGCACGGTGCGGCGGCCAAACACAAAGGAAGATTGCCCTATGGACTCAAAATCGCAGAATCGACGAGCCGCCTCTCCGCCCGCCCCGGAACCGTCCGACATCGACCCTGTGACAGCCAGCGACGCGGCCGTGCAGGACCTGGTCTCTCGTGTGAACCGCCTGGAGGCCAGTCAGCACATCATCCGGTCTGCGGTACTGGCTAACCAGAACGCCCTTCTCCTACTTACAAACAACCTCAAGCTCACGATCACAGCTGTTGACCGCCTCGCCCACGGCAAGTCCTTCGGGGCCCTCGGGCTGCCCGGGGAAGAGGAGTGGAACCCACCGGTATGATAGTCTACGTGGTAGAAACCGGTGACGGAGATGACGGCTCCACGTTTACGTGGCACGGTATCTTCTCCACTCGTCAGAAGGCGTCCGACTATATCCACAATCACCGCCGAGTCGGGGGTCAACTGGAGAATTTCTACGCCCCCCACATAGATGCGTGGGTAGTCGATGCGGGCGTGGAGAAGCCGGTATGAACGTACGAGACTTTGAGTGCAGGTCGTATGAGCAAGCGATGACATTGCTTAGGGGCAAGCATCGTCGGGCAGTCTGTTACAATACGGAACTATTGGACAACGGCACTACGGTCGAGGTTCAACTGTACGGTCGTACGATCGTAGAACTATTTAAGGAGGGGAAGGTAACTATTAACTCTTGTGGGTATCGGACTAAGACGACAAAGGATCGGATCAATCGGTGTCTGCCGGGTCCTTGGATTTTGTGCCAGTATGAGAGAGTATGGAACCTGTGGAATCCGGTAACAATGGGAGTAGACGAGAATGTGGCATTTGTGGACGGTATGATGGTTCCCTGGACGGAGGATGGGGGATGACCTGTGCCGTCCATGACCCATCGTGCAAGGCCTGCCCACTTCACCTGTCGTGCAAGACTGTGTGCATCCCGGCTGTTCATTACCCGGACGTGGAACCGTGGCCCTGGGATAAGCCCGACCAAAAGCGAGCCTTGTACGTGATAGGGGAAGCTCCTGGGTACAATGAGGACCTGGAGGGCTCCCCGTGGGTGGGCAAGGCCGGGAAGCTCCTCAAGAAGGCCTACATTGACCACTTCAAGTTCACCGACCACGTTGATGTCTACCTGTCCAACGCGGTACGCTGCCGGCCCTACCAGAACGTCAACCCCTCCAAGACCCAGCTCAAGGCGTGCCAAGGCTTCTACCTGGCTGACATCATCAACCTCCAGAAGGTCTACGACGAGGTCATCGTCCTGTGCGTTGGTGCCCCGGCGGTTCAATCCGTCCTGAACACGTCCCTCAAGAAGTCGTTCTCCCGACAGGGTGACACCACTGACTTCCGTGCCTTGACTGCCTGTAGTACGAAGTCCACTGCCAACATGAAATGGATCATCCGTGTGGGGGATGTGGTTGGGCCACACCTTGACGACCCAACCCATCCCCCTTTCCCCCGTCCCTGCCCGACCTTCACCACGTATCACCCCGCGGCCCTGCTCCGTGACAAGAACAAAGGCCCCTACGTCAACGCTCACCTCTCCATGCTACGCGACTACATCAAGGGAGAGTTGACTTACGCCATCAAAGGGGGTAACCTGAAGATCGCCATGGCCCCCATGCCCCCCGCGTACCCCCTTGCCTGGCTCTCCCTGGACATCGAAACCTATGGCATTCTCCAGGGCCAGAACCAGACCCAGTTCCACCCGCTCAAGTCGGAACTGTACGATGGAATACGAAAGGAAAACCTATGTGTGACAACTGGACTGTCCTGGCCGACACCCTCCGGAGAGTTGGCCCATGCCATATTCGTTATGAGTCGGGAGAGGGACCGGCGGCGTCTTTGGTCCTGGATACGGAAGTGTTCATCTTCGAGGAGGTCTGGAAACAAGGACCTCGGACCAGGGTCCCCGGGGAATGGAAATACCGAATGCATAAGTTCTACACCAACCCCCTCGTCCCCCAAGGAACCGTCTACGGCCTCAAGCGAGACCGCCCCCTTCGAGTACCTGATTGGCCAGAATGTGAAGTTCGACCTGATGTACCTGAGACACGCTTACCCGGAGTGCCGTCCATGGCTGAACCACCCTCTGCCCATAGCCGACCTGACGATCACAAACTACCTGTACAACGAGGGGAGACCGGAGAGGAGTCTGAAGGCCCTGGCCCCGCTTCTCCGTATAACTCGGTACGGGCATGGCTTTACTCAATACGCGACCGCTACTTGCGGGAGCCTGCACCAGTACAACTGCCAGGACACAGCGGCGACGATACTGTCGCACCTGAAACTGGAAAGCTTAATATCGACCCTCTATGGGCCTACATCGCCCAAAATCGGGACGTTCAACCGCCAGTGGTACAGCCGCCTCCTGTGGCTGACAGTGTGGATGGAGGAAAGTGGGATCGAGATGAACGAGCCGGCATTGAAAGGGCTCATGCGATCCTTGGTCTCCCGCCTCCACCGACTGGAGAAAGGGATCAAGGACAGGTGGGACATCAACCTCCGCGGGAAGGGGAGCGAGGCACACAAGAGAGCCGTGATGGACGAAGCGTGTCGCACCTTACTCACTATGAACTCACTCGTGCCCAAGTTGGAGCGGACGAAGGTGAAACAGGAGATCTCCTACTGCGAGACGAACCGGAACGCCCTCCTAGAAGCTTTATCTGTCCACACTGTGGCCTATCAGCAATTGAAATCGATTGGACGTGTTCACACTGTGGCCGGCACTTTGGATAGGTACCTGTATCCGCTTCTGGTAGGGCGGGGTAAGAATCACACCGACCCCACGACAAAGCTCGTCAAAGGGCGAGCATACTCCCGCATCTATCCCGTCGCCTCAGACTTTGAGGACGGGAAGTCCGGGGGAACTAAACAGTGTCGGATTGTGTTCAAAGGCCCCGCCTGCCAGACGTTTCCGCCGGCCATCAAGGCGTGTATCACTGCCCGCCTCTGGTTCGACTACTCACAGATCGAGCTGCGACTGGCCGCCCTTCTCAGCAACGACCCCTGGATGATGTCGGAGTACAGTAAACCAGACTGCGACTTCCACTTGGGCACCGCACACAAGCTGTTCGGTGAGAAGGACGCAAAAAAGTTCCGGCAGATTGGCAAGACTCTCAATTTTCTAGTGATCTACCTCGGCGGGGCCCACCAGTACCAAGCCACCCTAATGAAGAATTGCGGGATCGCCCGCACTGTTGGACAGTGCCAACGTGACATCGACGCCTGGTGGGCTCAGGCAGCGGGCCTCGCCCAGTGGCAGGCGGAGTTGTACGAGTTCGTCTGTGAGCACGGCTACTTCCAACTGCCCCTCGCCGGGCAGTCCCGACTCTTCCTGGGTACCAGGCAGGATGTCAAGGACCAGATGAAGGAGCTGGTCAACATGCCGGTACAGGCGGAGGCTGCCAACATCATGCTGGACGCCCAGTTCCACCTCCAGTGGTCCTTCATGCAGAAGGGAATGAAGGCCCGCCTACCCCTGAACGTGTATGATGCGGCCACTGTTGAGTGCCCAAAGCATGAGGTGCCAACAGTCCTGCGTGAGATGGCACGGATCCTGCCCAACCCCCCGTACTACCAGGCATTGTGCCAGACCTTGGGGCGTACACTGCCCCTCCAGTACGAAGTAACTATGAAGGAGAAGACGTGATGAACGACGATTCCCGGCTCGACTGTTCCGACTACCCGTCTGCGAAGAGACGACTACGGGTGTACATTGCGGGCCCGATGACGAACGGCACGAAGGACAACTTCAACATGCCGAAGATCCACGAGGCCATCGAGGCGTACTTCCGGCTCATTGAGGAAGGGTTCGTGCCCCACTGCCCGCACCTCACTGTGTTCTGTGAGTTGATGCACCCCCATCGCATCGAGTACGAGCAGTGGCTGGAACTGGACAAGAGCTACATTGATGATGCGGACGTGGTTCTGCGGATCCCCGGGGCCTCCAGAGGGGCGAACCGAGAATGTGAGTATGCTCGTAGTAAGGGGGTGGATGTGCGATCAGGGTTGTCTTATTTCCTTGAGACATACCCCAACTGCTACACACGGAGATGCCCAGCATGAAACCACTCACCCGAATCGTGCTCCCCGATGTCCACTTCCCCTTCCAGGACGTGGACTTGCTGCGGCTGTGGCTGTGTCACATTCAGGTGCTCAAGCCAGACGGCATCGACATCATCGGGGACCTGATGGACTGCTGTACTCTCTCCCGATTTGACAAGGACCCAGCCCGTAAGCTGAACTTGCAGGACGAGATAGACTTAGCTCGGGACTTCTTAACCACTGTGCGAGGGTTTATCGGGAGAGAGTGCGACGTGAGGTACTCCGAGGGCAACCACGAGGACCGTCTGCGGAAGATGCTGTGGGGGAAGGCTCCAGCCCTGGCCGAGCTACGGGGCATGAACATACCCGACCTCCTGGGCCTGAAAAAACTGGGAATCAAGTGGCACTCCACCCAAAACCCATACAAGATCCGGGACCTGTGGTACTCACACGGGGACCTTCTGCGGACGCAAGCGGGAATGTCCGCCCGGGCAAAGTCCGATCAGATCCATGGCTCTGTAATGATCGGGCACACCCACCGGCAGGGCTGGTCGCCCCGCACCACCTGGGAAGGGATCGAGGATGCCTACGAGTGTGGGTACCTCGCCGACTACCGGAAGCTGGACTACGTTCGCACCGCTCCCAACTGGCAGCAGGGATGGGCAGTGGTCGAGTTCCCGGCGACGGGCGGGCACTTTGTCAACTTCGTAACGGTCCGCAACGGACAGGTGAGATACAAAGGGGAGAAGCTATGACCTGCCCCAACGGGCACACAGGTGGCGTGTTCTGCTGCGAGGACCACGTCAACCAGAGCATAGCTGCCTTCTACAAGAAGTATGAGAATTGGAATCCCAGAGAGAACCCACTTATACCGGTGACACTGGAGCAGTGGGAGGCGTACCAGAAGACCCTGAAGGAGCAAGAGTGATGAACGTCGGTCGGTTCGTGTTTGGCACTGTGCGGGAGGCTCTCACTGGATCGCCGCATGGCATTGGAGTCGGGGCTGCTGCCGAGCTGTTGGGGCGTGCAGAAACACTGAGGAGACTGAGGTGTGCTATCATAAGGAGCGAGAGTGATGGGGAAAGGCGACTGGAAGAGGCCGACGGACAAGGCCAAGTTTGACGAAGGCTACGAAGCCATCTTTGGTAAGAGAGAACTCAAGACATGGAACCCGGAGGAAGATGATGAGCAGACGCAGTGCGTTCAAGACGAGACAGAGAGCCAAGGAGGGGATCCTGGGCCGCAGGAAGATCGACTCCCACATCCTTCAGACCCGGACGGCGAAGATGGCCGAGCTGGTAGCACTGAGTCTCCGGGCTCATGTGAAACAGGAGGTGTGTAGTGAACTCGACCGACGAGGCTACCCCATTAGAGCAACAGATCGAAGCCCTTGTGGAGCGGTACCTGATGACAGACATGACAGCAGAGGTGTTCATGTTGAAGGTGTTGGCTCTGAGGGGAAAGGTTAATGATACCAAGCGAAGTAACCGTAATCGTAGACAAGAGAGAGAAGACGCCTCTCCTGTTCCCTGAGTACATTGAGGTCCAGCTCGACCGTACCGGTAGGACTCAACAGGTTGCCATCAAACAGAAGGTGGAGGTCATGCCAGCGGGCGACTACTGCTTGGAAGAGTACGACCACCTCTGTGTCTTTGAAACGAAGCGTAGCCTCCGGGAGCTGTACAACAACACATGCACGAAGGACTGGACCCGAGAGGCTCGTGCCCTTAAGCGTCTGTCCGAGTCGTGTGCCTACCCACACCTGGTCTTCGAGCTGTCCCCCTCGGAGCTATTTCAAAAGAGCATCCACGTTCCGGACCCGGAGTTGGTGTTCGACCGCTGGATGCAGGTGGTCGCCCGGTTCAACCTCAGACTAATGATTGTAGGGGGGGCACGTCAACCCAGACAGCGTCGTACACTGGGTGAACAACTCATCCGTCTCTCCCTGGCCTATGAGCAAAACAAACCTTATGATGCCAGGCTCTGGTCGGACGAGTTTCGAGAGAAGATGTGGGAGTGGGCACCAACCTGGATAACGGAAGGAGATGAATCATGTCCTACGAACTGAAGCAAGGGAGCATGAAGGAGGCGTTTACGTCGGGGGCTGTGAGAGATGCCGCCGATGACAAGCCCCGACTCGACCTCCTCAGTCCGGTCTTCCTGTACCGCATGGGGGATCTGGCACGCGAGGGGGGCAAGCACTACGGGGATCGGAACTGGGAGAAGGGGATGCCCCTGTCCCGCATCCTGGCGTCGGCCTTCCGGCACCTGGTCCAGACCTTGGACGGGCAGGAGGACGAGGACCACGCCATCCAGTGTGCCTTCAACCTGATGATGTACGTGCACACTCTTCACCGGATCCGGACCGGCTCTCTCCCGATAAAACTGGATGACGTGTGTCGGGAGCAGAACCTAGTCAAAAAAAATCTGGAAGCCACCTTGACTTCCGACAAAAAACCGGGTAGTATCGTTCCGTGCTGCCACAAATGCTACCGACCGATCCCGCAGATCCAACTGGACGAGCCGATGATTACGTTCCAGTGTAAGTGTGGAGAAGGACGTTCCGACCCGCCCGAGATGCCGTGGACAGACGAGGCCCTAAAGGAGTGGAACGAGATGTATGGGGACAGAGATGTTAGATAAAGACAAGACCGAGCCTGACTACGAACCGCCGAAGCACGACTCGTCGCTCCGTCATGGGGTGAAGGAGTGCGTGGACCAGTACGCCAACAAGGACAGCAAGTTCGGGGCCAAGAGACCCAAGGCCCTGGACGATTTCTTCACGGACATCAGGGTCAGTCCTATCAGGTCGTCGGGGATCCATGACTTCGAGCACTGTCCCCGCAAGTTCCTGTACCGGTACAAGCTGGGGATCAGCCCTAAGACCTACCAGCCGGCCCTCCACCTCGGTCAGGTGTTTCACCTCGTACTCCAGGCCATGTTCATGGGCAAGTCCAGGGAGGACTCGCTTGATGCCGCCAAGCAATACTTCCACCGGTTCTGCAATACACTCCTCGCCACAGCTGACGAGGCTGGGTACGCACCGAACGGTAAGTCGGTGGAGGGGATGGTCAAGGCTGCTGAGGATGACTATCATAAGGGTCGAGCCATGGCGTTTGCTTTTATGGCCTACAACCCCTTTGACTGGGACAAGTGGGAGATCCTTCATACGCCCGACGACGAGCCCTGTGTGGAGCTGCTGCTGGAGAGCAAGGTCCAGGGGATTCCCACGCCCATCGTGGCCCCCTGCGACCTGGCCTTGGTGAAGAAGGGGACAAACGAGGTCTGGATTGTGGACCACAAGACGACCAGTGCCGACACGCTGGCTCGGTCCCGGTCCGTCAAGATCAGTCCCCAGATTGCTCTGTACCGACTCGTCCTCCAGTGCCACCTGGACTCCTGGGGGGAGACGAGCGAGAAGCACAAAGGTCTGAAGGTGCGGGGTTCCATCCACAACATAGTGAAAAAGCCCACGATCAAATACTGCAAGAAGGACAAAGACTTCCCCGCCTACCTGGACCGGGTGCTCGCGTGGTACAATGACAAGCACAAGGAGGACCCGGAGCACTCTCCGATGTTGCAGCCGCAGACGTACTTCTCCGAGGCCACCCTGACCCGGGAGCTGTACCTCCGACTGCGACAGATGTCCCGAGCGAGTCGAGCAGCCCCCGACCTGGATAGATTCTATCGGGCTGGGGACTACGCCTGTCACCAGTTCAACTCGGTGTGCCCGTTCCTTGACCTGTGTGATAGTTCACCCATCATGTGGCCTGACATCGTCAAGACCCGTTTCAACATTCAGTTTCGAGAAGATGAAGAGGAGGAACGCCATGCTGATTAAGTGTGACACCTGTGGAGTCCCCGCCAAGGAATGTGTTCCGAGCCCTAGTTTCTTCTCCAAGGTGGAGTGGACATGTCGAGACTGTCTTGAGGACTCCAAGATTCGATGTTCATACTGTGATACCGGACTTTGTGAACTCACTCCCTTGCCAGAACCACTGGACGACCAATCGTTTCTGTGTCCTAGTTGTGACACCCAACTACTGGAGGAACTGAATGACTTCACAGATAATTTCGAGTCCTATACCGCAGGACCTACAGGCACTCCCTGGTATCAGCACCGGCTTTCGGCCTCCCCCGGTAAATAGAGGACGCTTCGTGTTCACCGGGCGACCGGGGTGCGGCAAGAGCACTCTGATACACAGCAACCCGAAGGCGTTCATCCTGGATCCTGAGGGCGGTGGCAATACAGTGGACGATCCCAAGGCCCTCTGCTTCGCCCCGTGTCCGGATGACACCCCCGAGGGCCAGACCGCCAAGGCCTACATGGCGATGGTGGACACCCTGATTGCCAGACGTAAGAGGGGATCCAAGGACATCGAGATGATTGTGATCGACACCATCGACGAGCTGATCGACATCTTCCTCCGGGACTTCTGCCTGGAACACAAGCTGGAGGACCCCCTCGATTACCGCAGCGGAGAGGGCAACGCCTACAGCATCGTCCGCCGGGACGTGTTCGGCATCCTCGACAGGGCGTACAAGGCCGGCTTCGGATGGACCGTGCTGGCCCATGTCACACCCAAGACCATCCGACATGGCGGACAGGAGACCGTTGTAATGTCCCTGTCGGTGTCCGACTCGTTCCGCAACGCTCTGTACCGCAAGTGTGAACACATGATGTTCCTGGAGTTCCACACCAAGACCCTGACTGCTCCCTCGACCACTCGTAAGGTCGCTGGCAAGACGATTTCCATCCCAGGTGTGCAGTCCCAGGTTGAGTGCCGCATCCTCAAGACTAAGGCCGGAGGGCTTTGGAAGGGAGAGACTACCAATGAAGTGAAGGTTCGGGTACCGTTCCCCGACGCTACCGAAGTCCCACGCCTCGCGGGCTGGAGTACCGTGTCCAATGTGTATGACGGGGCAGTCAAGACACTAACCAATGGAGGAGCTGAGGTATGATTACCCATGAGTTCACCACGGTGATGGGGGAACACCGAATCTTCCGCCGTGACATGAAGCGGATAACGAGGTTTGATCTGGACATGATCGAGTGTCCAATCAGCATCTACGTTCCGTTCCAGTGCGACTCAGCCAAGATCGCGGTGAGGATCAAGAAGGCAATCAGCGAACTGGTTGACCAGTTGAACGAGGACTTTCCAACGGGAGTATGAGCATGAGTGCGAATGATGATGCCTTTCAGCAGGTAGTCGAGAGTTGTGCCGGTGGCGAGGGTGAGGTGGATTACTCGGACGATGGGTGGAAGCCCAAAGACGGGAACTACACCGTGGTCCTGGAGAAGTTCACGAAGAATGTCTCCGTCAAGGATGGCCTGGAAAATGCCCGAGGCAACGCCATCCTCAGGATCGTGGCCGGGGAGTACGAGGGTCGAGCGTTCGGAGAGTTCTTCTGGATGCCCGGTAACGCATCGAAGCTCTCCCCGGGCATGAGTAACTTCCTCCGCCTGGCCAAGTGTCTCAGTGACCGAGAGTTCAAGTTGGCGGAGGTGGGAGAGGCGAGCCTCGAAATCTCCGAGCAGATCGGGGCAGTCCTCAACGTCCGGGTGTTCACAAAGACGAACCCCGAGTCCCAGAAGGTCTACACGAACACTCGGTTCCTTGAGCTGGTGACCGAGGAGAGCGGACCGGTTGAGGTGCCGGTCTAAGGTCCTAGGAAGGCCTGAGGACTGCTGACATGGGGTTCAGATGTCGGTTCGACTCCGACACAGTCCTTTATCGGGAGAGAGTGGGGGGACCGCCGAGGCTGGTCCTCGTGTCCCCCTCTCATTTTAGGAGACAGTTATGAGTATCGTACCTAACATAAAAGAGGAGGACCAAGATGACCTGTGCCTGGAGTGCGGGCGGGACAATGATGAGTGTGCATGTGGTAACACCCTCCCCGACGACTTCGATCCTCTCGACGAGGACGAGTGGGACGACCAGTGGGGCCACATTCAGGAGTATGAAGACTACCTAGCTGACCGAGGAGACAAGTAATGACCGACACAACTCGAATAGTACCTATCCCCCTGGGCAACCGAGTGATCCTGGTAAAGGATGAGGCCCCGACCGAGACGGCAGGCGGCATCCACCTCCCACAGGATTCCCGTGAGAAGCCCTTGCTCGCCCACGTTGTGGCCCTCAGTGCCAGCGTGGAGGCGTGCGGGCCAATCTGCGTAGGAGACGACGTGGTCTACGCCTCCTTCGCCGGGACGGAGTTCCTCATTGAGGGCGTGGAGGTGATAGTGGTGGATGCGGACGACATTATGATCGTCCTGCGTGAGGTCGTGCCCCCGCTCGACGATGTGCCCGTGCTCAGGATCGCCCCCGATGACGACGAGGTTCAGGCCGTCGAAGCTTCTGGGGATGAGGTGCCCAATGACAATTAAGGAGAGGGTCTACCAGTATGTGGGGTGGGCCAAGGAGCGAGGACGTACCGTACCAGACTTCCTAGAGCGGTACCCGGATCTCCTGCCGCAGACGGTGTACCCCTGCTTCACCCAGCTGTGTAAGGCTAAAAAGATCTTGGACAGCAAGCAACGTCGCAAATCAAAGAACAACCGACGTTCGATCGTCTGGGTGGACGCCCAGTACGGTGGGGTGGTGCCGGTGTGGGGGAGTGGGCACCCCAGCTATGCGTACAAGAACCGGGCGAAGATCATCATGGATCTCCTGGCTCGCCATGGGGCCCTCAGCGTGTCGGAGATGATGACAGTTGCCAAGGAACTCAAGCCCATGAGCACATCATCCCTCGTATCTCACTTGGTCCGACAGCAGTGGCTGCACAAGACACGACAGACCAGGAGAAATGAAATCAATCAGACATGTCGTCTGTACGACCTTACGCCCCGTGGGCGACAAGTTATGACCAACTCCCCAAGGTACTCCTTGGACACTAACGTCAAACGACCCAACATCCGAAAGGAAACGGAGAAAACCCATGGATGAACACTTACACGAGGTACTGTGGGCAATCCACAATCGTCTGGGTGACATAGCCGAGTGCTTACATCGAGTGTCCGAGGACAATGATGTCAGCATAGCTCGTCGTCTGCACCAACTGGTCCAGGCAGGAGAGCGTCTGGCAATTGAAGCTGAGAGGGGAGTGAATCGTGACTAGAAACCGAAGCTGGAGTTGTCTGGCAGGTGCTGGCGTCCCACGCGAGCCGGATCAACCGAATCAAACGGACCCGTCCGATACGACTGAGGGGCAGATCGCTGTGTGGATACGTTACCCCGAGCAGCCTCCCGTGCAGGCTTTGGTTCCCCGAGCAATGCTGGGTCAATTCCTAGGAGAGCTGGGCCAGAACTTCCAAGAGACGATGCAATCAGCTGTACGTATTGATCTCGTGCCGGTCCCGGGGGCAGGGTTCGGACAAGACGCTCCAAACGGGACACCCTCCTTCTAAGCTGCATCCCCTCGATGTCCTGCTCAGTCACCGGGAGGGGGAATCCAAACTGGATTTGGAACCTCTCGGCTACTGAGCGGGCATCGGTCGCATCGTTACGAAGACGGGCATCCAGGTAGTCCTTCCTCGACTCCTGGATCTGCTCCCTCCCTTTGATGATCGTTCGCATAAGGTTTTCCTCTCGTACCTTGTCCCCCTGCCTTATGCCCAGGCCCTGGGCTAGTATCTCCCACCGGGTATAAAATCCTTTGAGGGTTCGCTGCGGAGTGTACACAGGAATCCTCCCATCGGGCGACGGGTTCTGGTAGTCCGCGTACCCTCTCCCGACAAACCTGGACAACTGCACCCCCGTCTCGGCGACGGTCTCGCCCACAACGTCCGCCGGCATGATCCCGGCTACCCGCATCGCTGCGATCCCACCCGGCACCGCCAAGGGGGTAGCCCTCACCAGGGCTGAGAAGTCTTGAGTGGCCAGACCCGTTGCTACGGCCCCTCCCAACTGGAGTGCCGGGGGGACGATTGGAAACCCCCCGAAGGGATCGCCTTCCCGGGATTTCTGGAACGAGGGTATGGCCCCGGTCAGCAGAGCGTCACCCGCATCCACACCCACTTCCCGTCCTGCCTCCAGGGCGATGATCGAACCCGCAATCATGCGGGCGAAGGTTCCCGGGTTCTTGCCCAGGATGAGGGATGACTCCGCGGACCCAAGATTCCAGGCGGTGTGTGTGGCGAACTCAAGGAACCGCAGCGGGAACTGACCGAGCTGCCGTACCAACGGGTTGACTCCTGCCAACAGGTAGGGGGTGTTCTGTGGACCGGTGAGGAACTGGGTCTCGGCGACGACCTTGGTGGCAAACTTGTGGGCCATCTCCGTGGGCATCTTAGATCGCTTGGCATGTATCAGGGCCCCCTCCCAGGTGGCCAGACGGTTCGTGGTCTCCGTCGCTGTGAACAGGGACATCATCGCCGAGCTGATCTTCTTTTGTGTGCTGACGAGCTTGCCCGGGGCCAGGCTCTGTATCCCCGCGATGTTCTTGAGGGAGTTCTCCATGACCTCGTCGGTGATGGGGGCAGCCGCCGCACCCGACTTCCCGAAGGCAGGGTACGCAGACCGAATGGCCTCCTCGTGCGACAGCTTCTGGGCACCAAAGCGGGAGGCGAAGTACTTGTGGGACTTCTTCATCGCCGCACTCAGGCCCATGGCCGTGGTCTTGTACCCAAGGGTCGGCCCAGTCGTCAACACCAACTGAAGCACGTTCTTCAGGGCAGACGCGGGGTTCAGTCCAAGGGTGGATAGGTAGAAGTAGCCGGCTGCCTTCTGACTCAGGTTGACATAGGAGAAGGCACTCCGAGCATTGGTCAGGTGCCCGTGCATGGTCTTAGCCAGGTCCTCACCCAACACCCCCCTCACCTTAGGAGTCCGGACCCAGGAGGCCAGCTTGTACATGTTCTGTTCCCAGGCCTGGGACTTGAGAGCATTCTTGAAGGTGCCCCGACCCAGGGCCAGGGGGATGTAGGTGTTCTCCAGCATCTCCGCCCGCATCTTCGCGTACGGAGCCCCTTCTACACCACTCGCACCCAACCCCTTGAGGGTACGGACGTGCTGCTGCAACTTCTCACCCCCGCCCATGACAGTCCACCCGAAGGTGCTGCCCATCGACTGGGAGTAACTGTTGAAGGTGTCCATTAGCTTCAGAGAATACTGCTTGGGCTGGGCCGCCTCCATAGAACCCCTGAAACTGATCGCTTCCTGCTCCGACATCAGCCCACGCCAGTCACTCACGATGTTCTCGTAGGAGGATTCTTTCAGCTTCTGCATGGACCGCACGGTCAGCTTGCCCTGCCCTCCGGCGTCCGCTACGATCCTGTACTTGGCGACCTCCTTCAACCGCTCCAACTGTGCCTTATCCACTACACCGGGTTTCAATCGGGAGAGATCGTCCAGCTCCACCAGGCTGGGCATCAAGGCACTGCGTCGGGTGTGGCTCTCAGGTCCCACCCACCGTACAGTCTTGCGGGCAGCGGCACCGACAGCTTGCTTCTCGGAGGTCATGTTCTTGAACATGGCCAGGAAGTCAGCCTCCGTGGTCATCAACCGGTGGGGGTAGTAGTGTTCGATCTTACGGGGGTTTTGCAGATATTCCCTCCACACATCGGTCAGCTCATCCTGCCCGCCCTTCATGCGTCCCATCGCCCGACGAATCGACTCCCGGTTCTTGGGACTGCCGAAGGTCTTCGTCCACATGTCGTCAAAGACCTCGCGTGTCCCCTTGGCCAACTGGAGGAGGGGGCGACCCATGTGGGCTTCCAGATCGGGCATCAGCGTGCCCACCGAGGGCACATTCACCCGGGTCGCCCCTTTGCCCATGGTGAGGACTCCGTTGGTACCCTCCCAGCCGCGGAGTGGGCGGTGCAGCCCATCCAGCCAAGAGGAGATCATCATCTGCTCCTGTGACGAGGGCGTCTTGCCGGCCTGGCTGCGGAAGGTCCGCAGGAGACCCGACATCTTCTCATTGAACTCGGTCCGGTACAGGTGGATGTTCGTTACCACGTCCGTGTAGTCGTCGGCAACCTTCGTTCCACGGTACAGACCCTGCATCGAGGACAGCCGTCCCAGGATCGGGAACCTCTTGGTCATCCCGGCAACGGCATTCTTCACCTTGAACATGTTCTTCGCACTGGCAACAGGGAACTTGAACCCCGCAGCCAGGGACACAATGAGAAGGGGGTTGGTCATCAACCGAAAGACAGGAGCCCAGACACTCTTGTCCAGACCGTGCTTCTTGAGGAAGGCATCCCGCTCTTGTGGAAGCAGGTCCCCGGGCTGGAACATCGCCTGGAACCCGGCGGGCAGGTCGCCCAACATCAGATTCTGGGTGGCCTGGCCAGGCCTCTCCAGAAGACCGATCTCCCCCGTCATGGGTCGTCGCTCGGGCACTACCCCCCCTTACCGGCCACGCATCTGACCGAGCACCTGATTGAGCCGTTCCTCCATCTCATCCGGAGACATGGCACTCGGGCCGGCATCAACACCAAAGCCCGCCTCACTACCCGTCAGTGTCTTGGGGCGGTTCCCCCCAATGGCTTGCACCATACTCTGCATGATGTCCGGGTTCTGGGCCAACTGTGCCCGTCGTGCCTGGAGGTCCGCCCTCTTATCCAAGATGTCCAGCATCAACTCCCGGGATACCGAAGGCGTAGCTCCCTCACGAGACGCATCCCTCATAGCACGGGCCCTCTTGGACTTGCCGATCAATGAGTCGTACACGTCTTTCGCAAGGAACGCTCCTCCAAGGACTCCCCCGACACTACCAGCAGCTCGACCCAGCTTGGACAGCTTCCCCAGACCCTTGGCCCCGGCGGCCCCTAACTCGGACGCGATGCCTGCCTCGCCGGCGACGGGAGCCGCACCGCGGAGGGCACCTTTGGCCTTGCCAACCACGGCCCGGGCCCCGGCTTTGGTCTTGCCAACCACCCCCTCAGCTGCACCGATCCTCTCACCAATGCCCGCCTCCTTCGCCACTGCATCCATAGCATCCAACTGGGACCGAATATCTTTGGTCAGATTCTGACTCAGCCCCGCCCCCAAGGAACCAGACCCACCGGCTTTCGCCGCCGCCCCTCCGCCCATCCCCCACCGCAGGAGCTTCCTCGCAGCAGAGTCCTGGGTGAGCTTGTCGTATACGCGGGCGACGTTCACGGCACCGCGACGGTAGAGTCTCTCAGGACCCATGCGTCGCATAGCGTCCAGGGTGTTGGCCGTGAGACCGGCCTTCTTGCCTTCCTTGAGAGAAAGGTTGAACAGCCATTCCACATTCTTCGGAGAAGCCCCTCCTGATTTGACCTGCCTCATCATCTGGTGTAAGCGAGTGAACGTCGCCGTACTCCGGGGACCGCCCGCTGCGGCAAGGACCGCTCGGGGGATCTTATTCGGTGTGGCTCGGAGAATTCTCTCTCCCGATTCCCCCTCCAGCATTTGCATCAAGGACTTCGATCCGCCGCTCCGCTTCACCCACGCCCGGAAGGTCTCCACACGCTCGGCCTCCGTCGCCCCCCTAAACCACTGGTCCCCTGTCCTCTGTACCAGGGTCATAGAGTCCACGAACCCCTCGCTCGCTGCACTCACCGCAGGGGCTGCCATCTCCACCCCGGCCAAAGGCAAGGCCCCGCTGGCTCGGAGCTGTCCGGCGAGATCAAAATCCACAGGAGCGGTAAGTTCTGGCGGCATGGTGTCCTAGCCTTTCACTCTCTTCGCCGAACGCCCGAAGGCAATCCGGCTCGTGTTGGACAGGTCACCGGCTCGCTCGGGAGAGAGTTTCGCACTCAGCTCCTCAGCCGTGGTACCCATCTGGGCAGCAATCTGATCCAGCATGTCACTAGGTCCTGCACCGCGGCGACCGAGTCGGGCTTGCTGGGCACCGATGCTTGCGGACGACATCTGCCTCTGACTGGCCTCCAGCTCCTTCTCGTCCTCCATGGTGCCCTTCTCCAGACGGTGCAGGGGTCTCTGGGCTCGTGCGGCTTGCAGCCCTTGATCCTTCTGGATCTCCGCCATCTCGTCGCCTTCCGGGTCACCACCCAGCTTATCAATGATAGCACTCGCCCCGTACATTGACACTATGCCCGCCAACAGTCCTATTACTGCCATATCTTACACCGCCTCTGGGACCTTAGTCTTCCCTGGTTCGGCCTTCTGCTTCCGACCATGCTCATCACGACGACGCTTCAACTCGGTCTTGATCTGCTCTCGCCTCTTCGCAGCCGACCCCGCATAGTTCTTCAGGGCCTGCTCCATCTGTGGCCTGGTCGCACCCCTCAGCTTGGGGAACTCAGGCTCGGCATTGTCGTAGTCCCCTGAGATCAGGGCTGCCAGCAACTCTGGCTTGTCCGTATGGTCACCCACCAGTTGTACGTAGGCCTGGAGCGGAGACAGCTTGACTGCCATCTTCAGCTTGTCTCGCTCGACGTCGAATTCCTTCGGGGCATCCCCAAACGTAGACCGCTTCTGCTCATCGGTGACGTTCCCGAGGGCCTCCATACGAAACTCCGAGGCCCGTGTCTCAAACTCCGACTCCTTCTCGTCTGGTCCCCTCGGACTGAGAGACTCGCCAGGTTTGTCGGAGAGGTATGACGCCACGTACGCATCTTGTCGGCGAGCCACGTCCCCCACCTCGGCGTTGTAACCTTTCATCGCGGGCTGGCCTTCCACAATGTCCAGTAGGTGGTTTACCTTCTGAATCGCCTCACCGAACATCCGGTCCACACCCTTGTGGATCCTGTGTCCCGATGCCACGTCCAGATCACGACCGAACGGGCGTTTTATGGGCTCCAGCAGCTCACCCCTAGCCTCGTCCCCCGGCTGCATCGCCAGGGCCCTGAGAAAGTTACGCTGTTCCGGACTGTCCGGACGCTTGAGGATGGACTCCCCCATAGCCGTAGACAGTGAGGTGGACGTCGCCTTACCTGACGCATCCGTGGGAACAGTCACCACACTCTTCAGCTGTTGCCGCACATGGAGCAGACGGTTGCGTACCGCAAACGCCAACCCCAACTCCACCTCGGTATCCCACAGCCCCTCGTCCCCCGTGCCGTCAAGGATCTGGTCCAGCTTCTTCAGGAGGCCATCCCCACCCGGCCCGGCGACCGACTCGAACGTAGACTCCACGACCTTCAAGGCCAAGGCACTCCGCATGTTGGGCTCGGCAAAACTCCCTGACTTGAGCAACAACTGAGAATGGATTGTATCGGGAGAGAGTTTCCCCGAGTGCAGGTCCTGGACCACGGCTACGGTGCCGGCATAGACCGCCGCCTCAGCTGTGTCGGCTATGAGGTTGAAGTCACTCTGGTCATTCTTCCGAATCTTCGCGTGAACCTCACTCCGGTCAGCGATGCCCTGCATCATGGCAACCACGTAGTCATCCTGGTACTTGGCATGAGTGAGGGTTGCGAAGGCCTGCTCGTCCTGGAGCAGTTGCATTCCGGTCGCATAGTCGATTGGGTTGAAGCTCTTGTACTTTTTGAGGGAAGGGTCATCAGGGTCACGCCCGAACAGCCCCCCGGGCGGGTAGCCACCGGAGTGGTGCAGCTCTCGCAACTCATCCTCCGTCCAGTCCCCATCATCATGGTCTGGGCCGTCCAGTTCCCGGGACAGCGACGAGGGCTTGGCATCGTACAGAGCGGTGAGGTCGGTGTGACTCTCTCCCGATTGAATCTGCTCGTGCACTTCGGACATCAGTCGGGACACCTGGGACGTGTACTTGGACTGGAAGTCGGACTCGTGGAACGCATCGGCCGCACGCAGCCGCCGTTGCATGGACTCCAACCTGTCCATGCCACCGGGAGTGTTGAGCCAGTACTCTTGGTTCCCCGGGTCAAACAGGTAGGCCCGATGTGCTTTGATCTTGTCCCCGAAGTCTCGCCGGTTGACATCCATCCTCTTGAGGAAGTCTCGCCCCGCGGCCATCTGCTCCCCAATACGAGTCTGGGTCACAGCGAAGTCCTGCTTTGCCTGTGCATCAAACCGCTTGGTCCACTCGGCGTACTCCTCGGCGTGTTCACGGTCTTTGTATTTCTCTCCCAAGGCCTCCTGGCGAACCTTCTTCTCGTCAGCCTGAGAAGCCACCCGATTCATGGCACCGGTCATCTGGGCAGCGTCCTGCCTGGCAGCTGCGGCCTGCTGCTCTTGGAGCTGCGTGAAGTTCTTCATCATCTTCTGCTGAGCCGTGTTCTGGTCAGTGATGAAGTTGGCGATGGCCACCCGTGCGAGGTCGGGACTTCCTCCACCACCCCCGCCACGACTTTGCATCAAAGGAATCTGCTGTGGTCCTGCCATTTAACCCCCTGCTAGACCTTTCGCTAGCTCGAATGCGATGTTGAACCCGCCGAACATAGCGGTCAGATCTGCGTTATCCTTCATCAGCTCTAGCATAGCCTGGCCGTGCTCCGTCTTCGTTAGAGTGCTAAACGTATCGGCGTAGGATGTGTAGGAGTTGATCGCCGAGGGCTGGGCCAGGATAACCTCGTCGTCGGTGTGGTCCAGCATGGCCATGTTGTGGGCGTCGTTGTTGTTGACGAATGTGGACCTCGTTGCAAGGTTGTTTGAGATCGTGGCGTCCCGGGTGGCCCTGGACTGGGCGGACATGGCAGTCAGGGCGTTGTTAAGTTCGCCCTTAGCTATGTTGGCCTGACCAACAGCACCGGCCGCGGCGGCCCCGAACTGTGCCTCGGCGTTGGTGGCATTTGTCTCGAACGTCGTGAACATGTTCCCAAAAGATGTCGCCACGTCGGCTTCCAGCTTGTTAAACGCGAGCGTTGTCTGTCCAATGGCAGCACTGAGCTGCATGGACCCGCCCATCCGAATCTTGGCCTTCATAGCCGTGGCTTGCGACGGGCTTAGGGTGCCCTGCTGCACCTGGGCGTCAATCTGGGACATCTGATTGCGAAGGGCACCGTGGATAGAAGCCACGGCGGCGTCCATTGCTCCGGCCCTCCCATCCATGACCTTACCCAGGGCGTCGGACTCCCGCGTGTCGATCCCGGCACGACCAGCATCAATTGCATCATCCATGTCCCCTTTGTTGTCGTCGAACGCGGTCTGCACGTCCTCAGGGAGTGTAGCGATTCTGTCACGGGTGGTCTCAATCAGGGCCTGATTGTCGAGATCGCCCGCGGTAGCATTCGCACTGGCTGTGTCGAGGGCGTCCACGTTCTCCCCCTGCCCCAGCTTCATCTCATCCGACTCAGCCTTGGCGTCCTCTGTGGCCTTATCGGCCGCCGTCTGGCCCCGTTCAACGTCCCGTTTCCCGGTGGATGCAACATCGTCTGCCGCGGCTACCGTTCGATCCAGCAGCGGTCCGCTCTCGGCGGGAGTGCCGCCTGGACCCAACTGCCCGACTGACCCGGCAGCACCTTGCCCAGTAGGAGCACCGGATGCCCCGACAGCACCTGACCCTGTGGTGGGGGAGTTAGGGTCGGTTGGGGTCCCAGACCCGCTGTCCTTTCCGAGGTCCTTCAGCCAGTCGTAAAACGTCCGCCGGCCTCCGGGACCAGAACCGGTCTCTGGTGCCTGGGTGGGGGTGGTCTCAGGAACGGGTCCGGCTTGGCTCTTGTCGGGAGCCCCGTAGTCGGTCCCTGGCTGGACAGTGGTAGGACTAGGGCCTGTCTGCTGCTCCTGGGCTGCCTTCTCTTGGGCTGAGCCCTTGTAGGGGGTGGTGCCGCCGGGTGCCTCCTGCACGGCCGCGGTCGTGGCCTCCGCCTTGGCTTGCTCTATGTCCTGAAGGCCAGACTGACTCGCCTGGGCCTTGTTGATGCCCCGCCGGCGGATAGCGGTCAGGGTACTTGCGGTTGTTGTAGCCATAGAATCCTCAGCCTATTGTAGCACAAAATCCAGCCAGAGTCAAGACTGTCTGCTCTGGGCCTCAGAGGCTGTCTTCTGACCGTGGATCAGTACAGCCTGGATCTCAAAGTCTAAATTCCCACCGAGAAATCTCAAGCTGGGGTACACACGCACATCGTGGACGTTGATTCGAGCCAAGCACTTGTCGGGGATGATGTCGATCGCCTCCTCCACCTCCAGCAGGCGAATACGGTTCCGCCAGGCACCCATGCGGACGAAGGCATTGGTGTCACCCGAGCTGGTCTCACCGCCCAGGTCCGAGAAGGCCACGGACATGGAAGACGTGATCTTTCGCACAAAGGGGTCAATACCATCCTTCTCTGCATCCCCGCCCGACTGCCCTAGTTGCTGGAACACCAGCTCTGTGACTACAGGGGCCACGGAGTACCGGGTCGTCGTGGCAGTGGACTCAGAGAGACCGGTCACAGTAATCACTGTGGCACTGTTCCGCGTGGCAATCACCACGTTGTCCCCCTTCATGTCCCCATTCTGGATGTAGACCTGGTGGCCCACACAGTTGACCGGGAACGTCGCGGCGGTGTCGATGATCTGAGTAGCAGAGGCAGTCGTGCAGGTACCGTTGACGGTCTCAAGGGCCGTGGTCCCGCACATGGACCTCTTGCCCATGGTACGGGCCCCGTCGATGCAGTGGACCACCCCGGTACTGAGGATGAAGTAGGCTCGCTGGGACCCGTCGGTCAACACGTCGTTGCCACCCGCCAGGAACACCCACGGGCAGTCCGTCACGCGAGTGACAGCTCCAGTGGCCTCCCAGAGCAGGAAGCACTCCTTCTCGGTAGTGTTCAAGAACACCAGCACGCCCATGGTGGCATCGTACTGCAAGTGAACGCTGCCCAGGGATCCCGCCCACTCCCCGTCGTCCATGATGATGCGGTCCATGGCAGAGATGGACTTGACCGCTCCCGTGTTGCCGTCGATGGACTTTACACCTGCCTTCGTGACGATGAATAGGGTGTTTCCCACACCGGTCGCGGCATTCCTCGACACACCCCCTAATCGGGAGAGAATGCGGTTCATAGCAACGGTGGACCCCGAGCGGGACATCTTGTAGACCGAGGCTGTAGAGATAGCAAAGGCGTGGTCCCCCGCTACCTCAATCTCCAGGAACTTCTCGCTCGGATCATCCGGCGGGTACCGATTCTCCGGCGGGAAGTTCTCCGGCTCCAGCTTACTAGCGTGAGACCAGAACAGCTCCTCGGTTCGTTGGTCTGCATCCGACCACTCGCCCTGGACCCCATCAAAGACTGAGGGCTCTGCTATGTCGGTCACTCCCACCAGGAGGCCAGCATAGTTGGCGATCAACTTGGCCCGGGGCATGGCCCCGAAGGTCTCATCGAGGGCATCGAATGGGGTCTGAGACGTCAACCCCCCATCCTCAAAGTAGGTAGTGGTACCAGTAAAGCCTCCGGTTTCGGCGTCGTCCGGTGCGTGCTCGAATCTCTGGAAGAATACCGCCGACGTAGGCTGGTAGACCCCCTTCTCCTGGTATAGGTCCACCAGGTACAACGGCTTGACAAGAGTGTACTTATCCTGGTTCCCCGACGAGGTGGCTGAGTCTCCTGAGGATCGCCAGAATCGGTAGCCGTCCACATGGGGGATTCCCCAATAAAGCAGACACGTCGTGTCAACGTTGTCACCGCGGAGCTGGTTGGTTTGACCGGATGACCCCTCCGTTGTGGGTATATGAAGATTAGCTACGTGGTACCGTAGTCCTGAGTTGGCAGTCCCCAAGGCAAAGATGGTGCGAAATCGAACGTAGGACCGGAGGTTGTGCTTGCGACTCACCAGCTCCACCCCTCCCGTATAGTTCCCCTTGGGCATAATGAAGGTGGGACCGTAAGTTTGGAAGTCCATGGTCGATGAGGAGAGCAGAGTCGTCGCATCAAAAATTGACCACGCTACAGCCGTAGCCGTCAGTTGTGGGGCCACGGTCGTCGTGAGGGTGTCAGCCCCG